ATCCAAGAGCGTAATCAGTCCTGTGTAAAGTGGCAAGAGAATGATTCTATTTTCTTCCGCTGGTTCAAGAGAGACCGATATGCAGTCCAGTTTGTACAAGAACTGGTAGCAGACGGAATCCCTGAAAACCAAATCAGGATTGTGCAGAAGTAAACCAGAGCGGAGCCGAAAGGCTCCGTCTCTTAACCTTGGAGAATGATATGGAACTTTACGCAGAGCAAATCAACCATGTGAATATGTGGGCAGTGAAGCGCGTTGTACATGAGACTGGATACTGGTTCGCATACGACAGACTGAGAAAAGAAGGAATGTCGAAGTGGGAATCGGTCTGGACTCTCTGGATAGTGCGGAACATGAAGTAGTGGGAGCGGAGGCGAAAGCCTCCCTCTCTTTTTTAACTTTACATATATAATATAACCATACGCCGGGGGGTTGAGCCACGACATATCAGGCTGTATCGCATATAATCTAAGGGCAATCTAGGTTTTTGTACTTGTATTTGTAAAGTTTAGATTACCTTACATCATAACTTGACGCCTGTAAACCATTGATTTTGCTAGTAACTTTACCAAGTGATAGTGTAAACAATCTAAATAATCTAAATAATCTATAGAATATATATATGCCCTTTGTTCACACTAACTTTAAGCCTGTAAAGTAAAGGAAGGCGGCTGTATGTTGTAATGTTCCCAATCACTAACTTTACCAGATTATTTAGATTATCTAGATTATTCCACCATAAGTTGTTGATTCATAAGGGAATTCCTAACAATCTAACTTTGAGTGTTTGACTAATTACAAAAACCTTGTTACTCGCGGAGTAGATTGTTGCATGACCTTGTAAAATTACAAGACATGGCTCGACCCTCGAAGTGAGCGCCCACTCTCCCGCAAACCCACGCCACGCAAGTGTTTGCGTTTTTCGCTGGGCGTGGCAATCTGAGGGTGTCCCTGCAACAACGCAGTAAGACAAGGTATGTAATGTAATCAATCAACTTTAGGAGTTATCATGACAGCAACAGCAACATTGAAGAAGTCGATTAAGCCTGTAACTTTCACCATCAAGGTGACTGCAAAGAAGGTCAATGAGAACGGCACATTCTCTGGCTTAGAGATACAAGGCATTAGTGGTAGTGTAAAGAACAGTACCTTCCGTGTTGTAGCACCTCCACAAGCAGGTGGTGCTATGTACATCAAGTGCGATACGCTTGACGGCTTAGAACTCATGGCTGACGGCGCAGTAGCAATGGTCACTAAGACCAAGTTGTTCTAAACCTTACAGGGCAGACTAACCCTCTGCCCTGTTTCCCTTTTCCCCAACATGTTCATAGGAGATTATCATGAAATGGACTATTCGTAAGACATCTGACGGCTACATTGTCAAGTTCAACACAGACACCGAGTCCTTGTTGTTCCGTACCCGAGCATTGGCTTTGGCTTACATTAACAATCGTGTGCTTTCAAGCATGGGGTTGTGATGGAAGACTACCACTTACCCATCTGTACCAACTGTTACGCCGTGAGGGTAGAACCTCAACGGCGGTACATGCCAAGACCAACATGCTTGCGTTGTGGTGAGGAAGTAGCCAAGCAACGCAAGTTTACAGTAGCCTGTAACAACAAGCAGGGGTATGAGTTAATCACCAACCCCGACTACCTCAAACAACTTAATCCTAAAAGGACAACATGACATGTTTATCAAACCTCCTGAGGAACAGAAACGCCTTATCCTCAAAGGCAAACTTCTCATCTACGGAACAGTTATCGGGGCACTACTTGGTGCTCTCGGTGGGTGGTTGTTCCGATGAAGCGACTACTTACTAAACTACTTGAAGCACTACTGGTGCTTTTGTTCTCAGCGCTTTTTGCCCTCTTGCTTATCGAATGGTTTGCAGGGTGTGGCGAAACCTATATTGATGCAAATGGTGTGAGGCATCAATACGAATGTGTCTTTCTCACCCACAACTTTACATTGAAGGAGTATTTCAAATGAAGCGCCTATTCGCTCTCCGTGATAGCCGTGGACAACTTGTCCGCAATGAGGACAACAATCAACCGATGTACTTTGCTGACAAGGACTCTGCTCGCAGATACCGCAGTAAGTTGACATCGGAAGTGAATGTTTATTTCGTAACCTATGGCGTTGACCATCGTAACTACAAAGGAAATCAAAATGCGAGCCACTCTGCTTAAAGACACAATCAAATCTCTGTTCCCCATTCAGCGTACCATCTGTATTGAGGGTAGCCCCGGTGGTGGTAAGACAACCATCGTGCATCAAGTTGCTGAGGAGTTGGGTGTACCCTGCATCGAACGACACATGCCAACCATGCTTGTCGAGGACTTCGGTATCCTGTTCCCCAATGGCGATGACCAACTGCACTACAAGTTGCCTGACTGGTTTCCTGTCAAGGGCAAAGCACCTGAGCAGGGTATCCTGTTGTTCGATGACCGCAACCAAGCCAACGCTGACTTGCAGAAAGTCCTAGCCAACATCTGCCAAGCCCGTACCCTGCATGGCGTAGCAATGCCTGATGGGTGGCAGGTTATCTCCACAGGTAACCGACAAGCAGACCGAGCAGGTGCTAACCGAGTGCTTGGTCATCTGCGTAATCGTGAGACTGTCTACGAACTTGACACACATCTCGATGACTGGACTACATGGGCTATTGACAACGATGTAAAGCCTGAGTTGGTTTCGTTCATTCGTTTCCGCCCTGCCTTGCTACATGACTATGACCCTCAGCGTGACCAAAATGCTACGCCTCGTTCATGGGTTGAAGGTGTTAGCGATGTGCTCGGTACTGTCCCTGCTGATGCTGAGTTCGAGTCGTTCAAGGGTGCAGTTGGTGAAGGTGCGGCGGCAGAGTTCGTAGGTTTCCTGCGTATCTTCCGTAAGTTGCCTAACCCTGATGCGGTACTGATGAACCCGACTACTTCGGATGTGCCGACTGACCCTGCTACCTTGTATGCGCTTAGTGGTGCTATCGCAGAGCGTGCTACTGAGAGCAACTTTGAGCGTGTTTGTACCTATGCAGAGCGTATGCCTGCTGACTTCTCTGTGCTTACTGTGTCTTATGCAAGTCGCAAGAAGCCTGAGTTAGCCAACACTCAAGCGTTCAACAAGTGGGTGGTCAAACACCAAGATGTATTGTTTTAATTAACCAAGAGGGGCAACTGCCCCTCGCCATTAGAAGGAGTGACAACTATGAATCTATCTGACAGAGCATTACTGGTGCAGTTATCCATAAGCCAATGGACTGCCCGCAAATACGACAAGAAGGTAACCCAAGATGTTGCCAGTTCACATGGTGTAAGCACCTCAGCAGGGCGGTACAACAAGGTGCTACTGCCCATGAATGACTTACTTGACCGAGTGCACAAGAAGTCAACCCTCATTCGCACCAAGTTCTATGAGAACACATTGCCGTGGGGTATCGAGGGTACGATGATGTTGCCCTCTGCCAACTACCTCAAGTTCGTGACTGAGTTCCGTAAGGAGAAAGGCGAATGGCAGTACCTTGTCGATGACTTCGAGCGTCACTATCCGCAGTTGAAACTGGATGCGCAACGGCTACTCAACGGCATGTACAACGATGCTGACTACCCCTCAGAGGGTGAGATTGGTAGGAAGTTCAAGATGGACATGGCAATCTTCCCTGTACCTGCTACTGACTTCCGTGTGTCCATCGCTAGTGATGAACTGACTCGCATCCAACAAGATGTTGAGGCAAGGGTGAAGGATGCACAACAGCAGGCTATGCAGGAGGTATGGAATAGACTGTACGAGCGTGTAAAGAACATGGCAGAGAAACTTGCTGACCCCAAGGCTATCTTCCGTGACACATTGGTTGACAACCTGCGTGACCAATGCGACATGTTGACACGCCTCAACTTTACCGATGACCCCAACCTTGAAGCCCTACGCTCTGAGGTTGAAGCCAACTTGCTCAAGCACCCCGATGCTTTACGCAATGACCCTGACCTACGCCGTGACAAAGCGGCAGAGGCTAAGGCAATCATGGACAAGATGTCCGTATTCATGAACCACTAAGGAGATACCTATGACAAGCGTGATGATGACTGATGTGGTAGAGCACCTGCCACCCGCTGAGGAAAAGCGTATTGAACGACTGCTTGCCAAGGCTAGGACTGCCCTAGTCCTTGAGCATCCGTTCATTGGCAATGTCGCATTGAACTTACCTTACATTGTTGACTATGGTGTAAAGACTGCGGCAACCAACGGCAAGAACATCCGATACAACCCCCACTTTGTTGACAGTCTCAACGATGAGGAACGCAAGTTCTTGGTAGCGCATGAGTGCCTACACCCCATGCTCGAACATACCTACCGCCGTAATGGGCGTAACCACAAGCGGTGGAATCAAGCCGCTGATTATGTCATCAACAAGTTGTTGGACGATGAGAAGATTGGCAAGATGCCTCAGGGTGGACTGCTCGACAACAACATCCATCAAGCAGGTGGCGGTACAACTGACGGCATCTACAACATCCTGCCTGAACCTGACGATGACGGCAACAACGGACATGGTGACCCACTCGATGACTGCAACGATGGTGGTGATACCCCTGCCGAGCAAGCGCAACAGGAAGCAGAGTGGAAGGTGCGAGTAGCACAAGCGGCACAAGCCGCAAAGATGATGGGCAAAATGTCAGCAGGACTTGAGCGATTGGTAGGTGAAATCCTCAAGCCCAAGGTTGACTGGCGTGATGTGCTTCGCAAGTTCTTGGAGAAGTGCAAGAGTGACCAACGCACATGGTCTAAGTTCAACCGCAGATTCTTGGCTCAGGGTATCTACCTACCAAGCGTAAGCGGTGAGTCCCTCGGTGAGATAGCCTTTGCAGTTGACTGCTCAGGGTCAATCACTCAGGAAGTTATCGACCAGTTTGCCGCAGAGATTCGCTCTGCCAAAGAGGATGGTAACCCCACTAAAATCCATGTGGTGTACTTCGATAGTGAGGTATCACACTACGAGTGCTACGGCAGAGATGATGACTTAGACATCAAGCCACACGGCGGTGGCGGTACTGCGTTCAGCCCTGTGTTCGAGTACTTTGCAGAGCATGACATCAACCCAGTAGCCTGTGTGTTCCTGACCGACTTGTGTTGCAACGACTTCGGTGAACAGCCTGCCTACCCTGTGTTGTGGGTATCTACGGATGAGGGTACTGCCCCATTCGGGGAAGTGGTGCTGATGTGATTACATACGCCGAACTCATAGTGATGTTTGTGTTTGTAGGTATGGGTGTATACATCTCATACCTGCGGCACGAACTCAAGAAGTCTAATCGTGCAGGGGAAATGCTGACCATGATTCTGCACGATGTCGCAACAGGTCAGGTTGAAATCGAAAGGACTGAAGATGGTATCCGTATCCGAAAGGACGATAGACAAGTATCGCCACATCAATGTGGAACATGATGACTGGTGGGAGTATACCTACAACGAGTACCGACTGAGTATGGAACAGGTGGGTATTGATGTAGACAACATGTACTTCTCAGGCTTTTGTTCTCAGGGTGATGGTGCTTGTTTCGAGGGTAGGATAGGTGACCTTCGGCTATTCTTAGATAAACACTACAAGCCTACCGACTACCCAACAATACGCAAGTTGTTGGATAGTGGTGGCTCAGTCACATTCAGGTGCAAACATCGTGGTCATTACTACCATGAGAATTGCACATCGTTTGATATTGACTGTGACTTGTTTGCCTATGTGCTAGATAAACCTACCGACTTCCATGAACAAGTTGTGGAAGCCCTTGATAAGCAACTGGATGTAGAGATGGATGATTTTGAGAAGCAGAGCGTGGAGTTATTCAAGAACCATATGCGTACCTTGTATCGCACATTGGAGAAGGAGTACGACCACTTAACAAGTGATGAAGCGGTGGTAGAAACCATCATTGCTAATGACTTACAGGAGGTAGAAGATGACGAGTGATGAGAAGCAGTTGGTAGTTATGGCAATACACAATCTTGTGTTTGTCGTAGAGCAACTTGCACCTGATTCAGAGTACACAGAGATGTATGGAATCCCCGAGGTACAAGAGCAAGCAAAGAAAGCATTGAACATATTAACCAAAGAAGGAGAGTGACATGGCTACAGTTAGATTCAGCAAAGAGTTACAGGATGCGATTGTTAAAAACGCAGAGCGTATGTTTGACAAGCAAGTCAACGAGGCGCAAGGCAACATCAACGCCACATGGGGTGACCGCATTTACGAAATTATCCATCGTAAGTACATACCTGCAATGAACGCATTGCCCATGTGCTTTTTCACTACCACTACAACTATGAAGGTGGCAAAAGTCAACGGCAAAGATGTTGGTGGATTGGAGTGCAAACTTACCGCCGAGCGACCAGTACCACATAGCCTGCCCAAAGATGTACCTGCAAAGGGCAGGGACTACTACGGCTACGAGTTGGTAGGTCATGAGTGGGAGGAAATCGAGCAGGAGATACAGGCATACAGAGCCAACATTGCATCGGTAGTAGATAAGAAGAAAGCCTTTGTTATATCGGTTAAGAAAGTAATCGAGGCACATGCAACCCTAGCCCCTGCCCTCAAGATGTGGCAACCATTGTGGGACTTGATACCTGAGGAGTACAAGGAGAGACACCGCCAAGTTGTTGAGCGTGAGAAGAAAGAAGTCAAGGTAGATGTAGACCTGACTGCCCTCACCGCACAAGTTGCTTTCCACAAAATGACTCGATAAGGAATTGATATGCGTACAGATAAGATGTCTTACAACGATGTTGCTGAATGGTTTACCCGATGCCGTAACCCTGACAAGGGTAGACCAGTCATGTCATGGGCAAGGATATTCAAGGTTGGTGATACATACGAACTGCGACATGGCAGTACTAGGGTAGGTGTATTCTCACCTGACAATAAGTTTACCTTTACCTTGAGCACACAGGAAGCAAGAAATTCTAGTGTGACCCTAAGCCAAGCACTACAACGGACTATCCCATTCTCATGGCACAGACAAGGCATGGGTAAGTATCATGTCAAGCCTACACCACAGTACGAGGAGTACAAGCAACAACATCCTGATGACTATGCGTGGCACTATTTCAGTAAGGTAGAAGGCTATGAAGTGTTCGATGGTTTGCAGTTTGATTTGAATACCTATGAACCTATAAATGCACGACCAAAGTTGAGCGATAGTATTGACCCAGTAAAGCGTAAGGAATGGCTAGGTGCATTGCGTAAATTCAAGCAAGCAGTAAAGGTACGAGGGCGACTTGGTGTGCTTGAATCACTCATTCAAGAAGTAGCACAAGAGCGTAGCAAACATCGTTCCCGATACGATTGGGAAATGCCCGACTGGAATACTGACATGTGGCAGGATATGCTATACACTTCAATCAGAGATTCAGAATGTCCAACTGAGTTACTGAAAGGTATAGTCAAGTCCGTACACACAGGCTACTACCAGTCTAGTATCTCCGTTGCAGATGTGCTGAAAGAGTGCGACAAGATATGCACGAACTACAGCGTTGACATTCGCCGTAAGTTCGGTGTATTCAACGGAGATAAGAATGAAGTGCCCGACATGCGACACAAGAATGATGTGCCTAGACACGAGGTGGAACAAGACCGAGACACAAACAAGGCGAAGATGGAAGTGTAAGTGCGGTGCAAGGGGTACTACTCTCGAACGATGGGAGAGTGCCCCTTCTATACCAAAGCCTATACCCAAACCCGATTACAAAAAGATAGATGTCGAGAAGTCTACAGATAAGTTGATGGATGCGTTCTATGGCAGGAAAGAAAAGCCAAAGAAGCAGAAACAAGTTGAGGTAAAACATAAACCAAGTAGGTCTATGTTCGAGGACACCGAAGATGGTAGACATTACGATGATTACTCGGACTTAGGTATTGACTTTCCTAAAGGAGATGACTGGTGATTGATACTAAAAAGCGTGATGGTTGCTACTACAACTTCATCGGGCGTACTGCCTTTGAAGATGATGCAGGTTGGAGTAAGGATGTATGGGATGTCGCATGGGCAGAACAACAGAAGGACATTGACCTTTTACATGCACGGGTCAAGTTGTTGGAAGAAGAATGTGCATGGCTTAACTCAGTAGGAAAGGACAAGTGATAAGGTCTGCGCAGTTAGCACGACTGTGGGTGTCGCTTAAACAACTACAACCTTACGCAAATAGGTATGGTGTAGGTGATGTTTGGCGAGAAGCCTATACATATCGCACAAGAGACGCGATATACAAAGCGTTCGATGCCTTAGACCATTACGACAAAGAACCAACAAGATATGCACTAGCAAATCTAATGTACAACGCATGGGCGGTGACAACAGATACAGCAATACGCAGTCCGAACATGGTATCTTTTGTTGAAGCAGTAATGGTATTGGGCGAACAAACATTTAACAAACTTGAGAGAGAATCAAATGAAGAAAACTAAATCAATGAAGGTGGCAGAGTACTTCTTGGCAAACCCGAGTGCAGTACCTAAAGTTGTTGGTGCAAAGTTCAAGATGCACATGCCTCAGGTGTACGGCATCCGTAAGCGTGTGCTTAGTGGGTCTATGTTAGGGCGTATCAACGACCAAATTACTGATGCCGTAACGCAGAGCAAACCATTCGTGCCAAGCAATAAGGCAGATGATTTGCAAGTGGGCGGTGACCACTACAAGAATATGGGGATACAACCTTGGAAGGCTATGGAATCATGGATGACACCCGAAGAATTCCGTGGTTTCTTGAAGGGCAACTCAATCAAATATCTTGCACGATGCAATAGCAAGGGTGGTGTTGAGGATGTGAAAAAGGCAAGGCATTACATCGACAAACTTGTTGAGGTGATGAATGATTATGACAATCCTTGATGCCTTATGGTACGGACTTAAATTTGCAATTTTCATTATTGGCACGACAGCCATATTGGTAGCAGCATTTGTGTTGTTAGTGATATGGCTTGAGCGCCGTGAAAGGAACCGCCGTGGAGACAGATGAACTACGAGAGCGGTGGCGTGAGACTGCCCAACATGGAGGGGGGTATTGCCCTGTCTGTGATAGGTGGGGTAGCGTATACCGTATCAATCTAAACGAGACGATGGCAAAGTCACTGATATGGCTAACGAGGACACCACATGCAGATGCTAGTGGGTGGGTAGAAGTACCGACCAAAGCACCGACATTTGTTCTCAGGTCAAACCAGTTACCGACCCTTAAACATTGGGGACTTGTTGAGCGTATGCCTAACAACGACCCAAGCAAGAAGTTCTCAGGTATATGGAGAGCCACGGACAAAGGCAGAGACTTTGTGAACGGCACTATCCGCGTACCCAAGAAGGTCTACATCTACAACGATGTTGTGGAAGCATGGTCTCCCGAGTCAGCCAACATCGGTGAATGTTTCGGTGAGTTCTTTGATTACCAAGATGCAATGAGGTCAACATGGACATAGTAACCATCGACTTTGAGACACACCGACCAAGCGGGACTATGTGTAGCCAGTGTTTGCATAGGCGCAAAGATTGTAGCAATCTACCCTTTCATACTATGACCCCATTCAAGAAAGATTCGGATGGAGTTGTGGTCGTAAAGTGCAACAACTATTTGAAGGACATGATATGGACATCGTAACCATAGACTTTGAAACTTACTACGACCAAATATTTTCTCTGTCAAAGATGACGACAGAAGCGTATGTGCGTAGCGATAAGTTCGAGGTCATAGGCGTGGGGGTTAAGGTCAACAATTACCCGACTGATTGGTACAGTGGTAATGATGTTGGCAAGTTCCTCAACAGTCTTGACTACAAAGACAAAGCAATCCTTTGTCACAACACCGCCTTTGATGGGGCGATACTGTCATGGCACTTTGGAATCAAGCCTAAGTTGTGGCTTGATACTATGAGCATGGCTAAACCTTTCCACAACATCACTGTGGGGGGTTCACTCAAGGCACTCGCTACTTACTATGAACTGGGGGCTAAGGGTGACGAAGTTATCCAAGCACTCGGCAAGCATCGCATGGACTTCACGCAAGAAGAACTTGCTCGGTATGGTGAGTACTGTAAGAACGATGTGGAAATTACTTACGCATTGTTCAACAAGTTGAAGCGTGGCTTTCCTGTCAGTGAACTGCTGGTGATTGACCAAACTTTACGCATGTACACCGAACCAACCATCGAGTTGGATGTGGATGTATTACAGAAACATCTTGAGGAAGTCATTGAACGCAAGCGGTTGTTGATTGATGACCTTGGCTTGACTGGTATTAGTAAGGACTCGATTACAAAGACGTTGATGAGTAATCAAATCTTTGCAAAGTATCTTGAGAACTTGGGTGTCGAACCGCCAACGAAAGTGTCCGCACGCACAGGCAAGGAAGCCTACGCATTTTCAAAGACAGACAAGGCTTTCACAGATTTGTTGGAGCATCCTGACCCAAGGGTTCAGAACGCAGTCTCGGCTCGGCTCGGGGTCAAGTCCACTCTAGAGGAGACCCGAACCCAGTCTCTAATAGAGGTGGCGGGGCGGGGTCGCCTCCCAATCATGCTCAACTATTATGGTGCGCACACAGGTAGGTTCTCGGGTGGTGACAAGATGAACCTGCAAAACTTACCTGCTCGTGGGAACAACAGTATCCGTCGTGCATTAAGAGCACCCAACGGACAAGTTCTTATTGCGTGTGACTCATCTCAGATTGAGGCCCGCATGGTTGCATGGTTGGCAGAGCAACATGATTTAGTCGGTGCGTTTGCCGAAGGTCGTGATGTCTATTCCGAGTTTGCCAGTGAGGTATACGGACGCACCATAACAAAGTCTGACAAGGTTGAACGATTCGTTGGCAAGACTTGTATCTTGGGACTTGGTTATGGCATGGGTGCTGAGAAGTTCAGACGCACACTAGAGATAGGTCAGGGCGGTATCTCTGTCAAGATTGAACTGCATGAGGCTGACCGCATTGTGCGTTTGTACAGGCAGAAGAACCACAAGATTGTCCAGTTGTGGAACAAGTGTGGTAACGCACTGGGCGGTATCCTTGCACGACAACATGGTGTCATTGGCAAGATGGTGACATACGATGAGGAAGGTATACGCCTACCCAATGGTTTCTATATTAGATACCCTGCACTCAGAGCATCGCCAAACGGCTATGAATATATTTCAGATGCCCGAGCATATCGCAAGGCTGTGAAGGACAGAGTGCTGACAGGACAGGCTGATGAGATTGACTGGACAAAAATCTATGGTGGGAAAGCCACGGAGAATTTAATCCAAGCCCTCGCTCGCATAGTTGTTGCAGAGCAGATGGCGAAGATTGGGCAGCACTACCATGTGGTGTTTCAAGTCCACGATGAAATCATCATCGTTGCCCCGGCGGCCGAGGCAACACACGCAGAGCAACTTATTGTGGAAACAATGTCTACCCCTCCCGTCTGGGCACAGGACTTACCAGTCGCATGTGAATCGGGTATGGCAGAAAACTATGGAGATACATAATGAATCAGGTGACAAACTTAACCCAAGTCGTTGAGGAAAAACGCAAGGCAGAAGTCCTCGACATCATGCAGAAGGCTATTGATAAGGTCGAAGAAGATGGTGCATCCAATGTGCTCATCCTGCTCAAGACCGATGGTGTGTACTCACGATTCTCGACAAGCATTGACGATGTGATGGAGGTCATTGCCCAGTTGGAGGTACTGAAATACGACATCTTGCACAGGATGAATCAGTGATGTATACTGGACTTTCCAATTAAACAGAGAACCCCAAGGACACCCCGAGGGGCTACAACCTATGCGCCTTTCCCATTCATACTCGTCAATTAAGTTGTATGAGAACTGTCCGTTGCGGTACTTTCGGCAACGAGTTGTCAAAGATGTTGTGGATGAAGGCGGTGAAGCAAGTAAGTATGGTGAAAGAATCCATGAATACCTTGAGCATCGCCTGAAGCAAGACGCCCTACTCCCACAGGAGGTCGCCCATTACGAGCCATTGTGCTCATCGGTGGAGCGCATCTCCCGTGGCGGTGAGTTGTACATCGAGAAAGAACTTGTGCTGAGTGATAACCTGACACCCACTGGGTGGTGGGATGCTGACGCATGGCTGAGAAGTAAACTTGACATCCTTGTAATAAACGGTAACATGGCTAATGTCATGGACTGGAAAACAGGTAAGCGGAAGGCTGACCAATTTCAGATGCAACTGTTCGCTGCGCAGGTGTTCAAGCACTTCCCTGAGATAGATGTTGTCAAGACTTCACTGGTGTGGCTCAAGACATTTGAGATTGATACAGAGACATATCAGAGGTCAGAGGTCAACCCGATATGGGCTGACATCATGAAGCGAATCCAACGCATCCACAGTTCATTGGAGCATGACAACTGGCCTGCCAAGCCTAGCGGTTTGTGTAGGTACTGCCCTGCTCGACACGACTGTGACTACGCTAGGGTTTAACCTTACTTGACATTCGTGTAAAGGGGAATATAATGAGTGCATTGACACCCGAAAGCAAAGTAAAGCGTAAGGTTGTTGAGGTCTTAAAGCGTCATGGTGTATGGTACTTTTTCCCTGCCAACAATGGGTTTGGCAAGGCAGGAATCCCCGACATCATTGCGATTGTGAAGGGTCAGTTTTGCGGTATCGAAGTGAAAGCCGATAGGACAAAGAAGCCTACGGCATTGCAAGTGAAGTGCGGTGAGGAAATCCAACGAGCAAAAGGTTGGTGGTTCTTGGTGTATGACGCTGAGTCCATCCGCTCATTGGAACAAGCGATAGAAGAAAAACTTTACAGGTGACGACATGTTGGTAGTTGAGAAGGCAAGGACACTTGCCCTTAAATTGAACAATCCCAATCGGGTACTTGACAGTATCCCGACTGCTAAGACTGTGGAAGTGCGAGGCATCCCCCTTGTGCTGACACCACATAGTCTTGATGAGGTGCGTGTGCTACGCAACCTTGGCATCAATGCGCCCTCCCCCATCCTGCACTACTACGACTGGTGTGGGCAGTACACCCCATACGAACATCAAAAGCAAACGGCGGCGTTCCTGACACTGCACCCCAAAGGTCTTGTGCTGAACGAGATTGGCACAGGCAAAACACAATCATCTTTGTGGGCGGCTGACTATCTCATCAAGACCAAGCAGGTGAAGAAGGTTTTGATTCTGTCACCACTGTCTACACTGGAGCGTGTGTGGGGTGACGCTATCTTTACAGGCTTTCCCCATCGTAGGTTTGTGGTTCTGCATGGCACTGCTGAGCGTAGAAAGAAGTTGCTCAAGACTGAGGCAGACTTCTACATCATCAACCATGACGGCTTCCCCATTATCTCTGAACTTGCACATGGGATGTTTGACCTTGTGATTGTTGACGAGGCGGCAGTGCTACGCAACCCATCAACGCAACGCTTCAAGGTATTCCGGAAGTGGATGGACAACAACACATCAACACGTTTGTGGTTGATGACCGGAACGCCGACGCCTAACGACCCGACAGACGCATGGGCTTTGGCTAAGTTAGTCAACAGTCCGTTCTGCACCAAGACCTTTACCTCGTTCCGTGAGCAGGTCATGATGAAGATTGCGCAGTGGAAGTTTGTGCCGAGACCCGAGGCAGTGGACATCGTAAAACATATCCTCCAACCTGCGGTTCGCTACACACGAGACGAGTGTTTCGACTTGCCTGAGACAGTAATCCAAACCCGACAAGTCGAACTGACTCCCGAGCAGAAGAAACATTACACACAGATGTTGAGACATTTTGTTACTGAGATGTCCACGGAAGGAACAATTACTGCGGTTAACGAAGCGGTGAAGATTCAGAAGTTGGTTCAGATTGCGTGTGGCGTAGCCTATGGTGACGATGGACGCAACATTGAACTCGACTGTACACCACGAATCAACTTAGTGAAGGAGGTGATTGAAGAAGCAGGAGAGAAAGTAATTGTATTTGTACCACTGACCGGAACTCTGCACATGTTGGAGAAAGAGTTGTCGAAGCACTGGACTGTTGGTGTTGTGAATGGTGAGGTATCGTCAACCAAACGCAATCAAATATTCCAAGATTTCCAAGAAGCCAAAGACCCACATGTGTTGATTGCTCACCCCGCAACGATGGCGCACGGACTTACATTGACTGTCGCGTCAACGATTATCTGGTATGGGCCAGTGACAAGCAACGAACAATATGTTCAGGCGAACGGTCGCATTGAGCGTATCGGCAAGAGGCATACATCGAACGTCATCCACATCGAGGCGACAGACCTTGAGTACAAGATGTACGAACGATTGAAGAACAAGCAGAAACTGCAAGGCTTGCTTCTTGATTTGATTCAACAACAAACAAATAGGTGACACTATGACTGTAAATGTAGATGATGTAGTCGCAACATACATGAAGTTGCGCTCACAGAAAGAGTCCATTGAGGCTGAGGTGAAAGACCGAGTGTCTACCATCAAAGCCAAGATGGAGAAGTTAGAGGCTTGGATTAAAGAACAAGCAGACGCTCAAGGCGTTACAAGTTTTAAGACCAAGCATGGCACTGCTTTTCTCACAACAACTGACTACGCCAATGTAGCGGACTGGGATGCCGTACTGGATTTCATTCGCACACAAGAAGCGTTTGACATGTTGGAGAAACGCATTAGCAAGATTGCCGTCCGTGGATATATTGAGGCAAACAAAGCCGTACCCCCCGGGGTTAACTACGGCACGAAACTGGAAGTAAATATCCGTAAGCCTGTCGCTAAAGTGGAGGACTAAGACATGGGAATCAAATCATTTTTTGGTAAGGGATTGATGTCAATGATTCAAGCCCATCAAGACCAAGCCAACAGAGCACTTGGTGCACAAGCAACTATATCCACAGATATGGAGCGTATGTTCGGCAACTGCTCACCCGCAGTAGTTGCGTTCAGAATTGAGAACGGCTTTGTCGTTCGGACGATGCACCAAGAAGAAGTGTATGAAGGCAGACGCCAAGGTGGGTTTCATTACTGCAAAGACCACCAAGCGATTGCTGAACACATCGTTGCATCCGAAGCCAAGCGTAAGTTAGGCATCGGTGAGGAGTATCAACAAGAAATGTTTGCCGCTGAGAAAGCACGAGCAGTGGCTATGCAAGGAAAAACACTCGTGTCTCGTGCGCCTAATCGCATTTAACCCGCTCAACAAAGGAGAATTTCTATGAGCAACATCGTATCTCTTGCCAATGTGCAAGTCCCCGCCCACCTCGCTCAACGTGTTGGTGTTCCTTCAGTTTTGTCTCAGTCCTTGTCGGGCGGTATCAGTGGTGGCGGTGAAGCCGTACCTCGTATCTCCATCAAGGGTAGCCGCTTCCGTATTGTTGAAGGTACAAGCGAGACCGTACTCGACACAACTTCTTTGGATGTTGTTGTCGTTGGTGCGAACCCCCGTTTGTCGAAAACTTGGTATGCAAAAGCATGGACACCTGAGAGTGAACCATCATCCCCTGACTGCTTCTCGTTGGACGGCATTAGCCCTGACACTGCAAGCACTGACCCACAGAATGACCTGTGCGCATCGTGCCCACAGAACGCATGGGGTAGCAAGGTGACTCCACAGGGTAAACAAATCAAAGCATGTTCTGACCAAAAGCGTTTGGCAGTCGTGTCTGCTGACGACCCAACTGGGCCTGTATACTTGTTGCAGGTTACTCCTGCGGCATTGGCAGGACTCGGACAGTATCAGAAAGAGTTGTCGCATCGTGGCATCCCTGCTGAGATTGTTCGCACTCGTGTTGGTTTCGACACCGATGCGTCATTCCCTAAACTCAAGTTCTCGTTTGGTGGCTTCCTAGATGAAGAAACACAATCCGCAGTTGATGGATTGTTTGGTTCTGAAGCAGTCAAGGACATCACTGGTGAAGCCCGACAAGGTGGTGTGCCCGCAGTCCCTAAGATTGCTGCACCACAACAAGTTGCACCGAAGCCTGCGCCAGTTGCGGCGGCTCCTCAACCCGCTCCTACCCCCGTGGCGGAACCCCAACCCGAAGCACCTAAGCGTGGTTTCGGTGCAGCCAAAAAGGCAGTAGCCCCTGCCCCTGCTCCACAGGCTAAGGCTCAGCCTGCCCCTGCTGCAACTGCCCCATCTGCCGCATCGTTGGCAGATGAGATTGCCGCACTTGTTGGTGAGGTGAACGCAGATGACGCCTAACCAAACGCCTATTGACTTCACAAAGGTCGAGGCGTTGCGGAAGCACATGTTGTTGACAACCAATGACATGGCTTCCGTGTTCGGTGTTTCTCGCATGACATACTATGGATGGGTTCGGGGTAAGCCCCTACGCAAATCGAGTGACGAAGCAGTAAGGACTGTGCTAAAACAGTTACTTTCGCTTATGGTTGACGACAAGTGGCCTACTCCTGATGTCATAGCAATGGAGCAGAAGCAGAGAAAAGAACGTCTTGACGAATGTATGAAGCGTTTTAATTGAGGTACTGGGGGGCTAACCACCCCCCAACAAACGGGGATGATATGGACACGCTGAGTTTTTTACGGCGGGTTCTACCAACTGAAGGGCTATATTGTGTAGCCTCGTTTGAAGATGGACACCCTGCCCCACGGCACGGATTCTTCAGCACAGTGGAAGAACTCGCAAAGGTATCACTAGCCTTAAATAGTAGAGGACAGAACACATACTACGCAATCTCGACCTTCCAAACCAAGGAGGGCAGACGCAAGCAGGACAATGTACAACTGACCAAGGTATTGGCGATTGATGTTGACTGTGGCATAGGGAAGAACGGCAAGCCGAAACCATTCCCCAATGCAAGCGAAGGTGCTCGGGCACTGGTTAAGTTTGTGCAGGATGTTGGCTTACCGATGCCTATTATAGTTTCGTCAGGCAATGGCCTACATACTTATTGGGTGATGAATGACGCCGTGCCACCGGCAAAGTGGAAGCCACTGGCAGACGCATTGAAAGCCGCCTGTATTCAGCATGGCTTTACACCCGACATTGGGGTGACTGGTGACAGTGCTCGTATTCTCAGGGCAGTCGGATGCACCAATCCCAAAGGGGGTAAGGTAGCCACGATGTTGCGTGATGCACCCGATGTGGACTACCAAACTTTGTGGCAGGTTTTGTCGCCGTTTGCCTCAGGCTCATCGTATGAGCCACCCGCTGAACAGACACGTACCAGTACGTTGTTGGATGCTATGGCGGTTAAGCACGAGTACGCACCTGCTAATGCGGACAAGATTGCGGAAAAGTGCCAACAGATTCGTTGGGGTACTGAGAACCAAGAAGATGTTTCAGAACCCTTTTGGTGGAAGTTGATGGGCGTAGCCGCCTACTGCAAAGACCCTATCGAAACGGCTATCAAGTGGAGCGAGAAGTACAGTAAGTTCAACCAACAAGAAGTTGTGTCCAAGGTTGAGAACTGGAAGGACGGCGCTACTGGTGCAACATGGTGCGAGAAGTTTTCCCTTGAGCGGCCTGACGGCTGTAAGGGTTGTAAGTTTAAGGACAAGATTAAAAGCCCGATTGCTTTAGGCACACAGTTTGCCGAGGTCAAATCAATGGCGGCATTGGCTGACCCGATTGCGGCAGAAGTTCCATTGCCTCGTGGATTCAAGCGAACCACTGATGGCATGAAGTATGTGATTGACGACACAGATGTTGATGTGTGTAAGTTCGACATCTACCCGGTGGGCTACGGGAAAGACGAGGGTCTTGGTTACGAGGTTGTTCGCTACATGTGGAATAGACCGCATGTTGGGTGGACAGAACTTGTACTGCGTCAAGCCTACCTGACTGATGGAAGTCGGGAGTTTTCCACTGCGATTGCTGACCAAGGCATCGTGCTTTTTAACAAGAACCAAACGAACTTTTTCCAAATGCTACTACGCTCATACATGGAGGAATTGAAGCAGAAACGAGGATTGACTAACTTGTATTCGTCAATGGGTTGGAAGGACGACTACACACAATTTGTTCTTGGTAACACCCTGCTTCGCCGTGACTCCAACGGCTCTGTCTTTGAAGAATCTGTGAACCTTGCATCATCCATCAACAAGGTGGGTGAGGACATGTACGCTTGCAAGGGCAACCTGCAAGAGTGGGTTAACTTCACCAGTATCTTGCAGAAGGGTGACCTCAAACTGCACAAGTTCCTGATTGGGTTTGCCTTCGCTACGCCACTGCTCAAGGTCAGCGGACTCAAAGGGTTAACCCTATCTCTCTATGGTAAGACAGGGGGCGGGAAAACCCTAGGTCAGTTGATGATGCAGTCCGTGTGGGGCAACCCTGACTTACTCCACTTCGGTGGTAAGTTCACACAGAACGGATTGTTCAGCCGCTTGGCTATGCACGGCAACTTGCCCATGACTGTGGATGAAATCACCATGCTCGACAAAGAGGAAGCGGGTGACATGCTCTACTGGATTTCACAGGGCAAGGACAAGGCTCGTCTGAACCGCAATGCTGAGGAGAAAGCGGTCAAGGAATGGCAGACCACAATGACTGTGTCTACCAACGAATCATTCAGCAGTATGTTGTATGCAGGTGGTCATGCCACGGACGCGCAGTTGGCTCGACTGATTGAGTTCAATGTCCAACCCAATCCATTGTTCGGTGACACCAGTAATGTGGGTCGTAAGATTCATGCGTTCTTGATGAACAACTATGGTGTGGCAGGGCGTGAGTTCATGAAGCACATCATGGGTCTAGGCGTTGATGTCATACGCAATATGTTGGAGCACAGTATCAGTGAGTTCCCCAAGAAGTATGGTGTGCAGTTCACTGGTGACGAACGCTTTTGGGAACTTGGTGTCATCCTGTCAGACCTCGGCAACCAACTTGCTAAAGAATACGGACTCATCCAGTACGAGTATCAAGACGCAACTGTTTGGGCACTGCAAGAACTAGGCGCAATGAAAACCACTGTGGCTTCTAATAAAGCAACATCCTTCATGGTGTTGGGTGAGTTCGTCAAAGCCCACATGGATTCCACTGTGACTGTCATGCACACCCCCGGACAGAAGCCGATGCGGGATAACAACCGACCATATGTTAATGATGTGATTGTCCGCTACGACCTGCATCGCAAGACCTATGACGGCATCTTTGAAAGCGGTACTGTCCTGATTGAACGCACGAAGTTGCGCCGTTGGCTATCCCAAAGAGGGCATGACTACAAGGCGTTCTTGCGTGAGTTCGAGCAGGAAGGAATCGTGGTGACGCCTAAGTCTGAGAAGGCGTACTTGGGTAAAGATATTGGTCTGAAAATTCCACAGTGCTATGTTGTCGGCATCAACCTCAACCACCCCGAATTACAGGGAGTCTTGGATGATGCGCAACAACCTATCGCTAACTTGGTACTGGGCCAGATGCAAGCCGTTTAGTCGGGGATGCCCGCAAGGGTTTCCTCGTCTACTCCATAGAGGCGAAGCATATCTTTTGCCTCCATGCGACCACCTTTAGCCGATGACTTCAACGCACGGATAGCCAGTGGTTTGCTTGCTTCTCGGTAGGCTTGGGTCAAGCCACGGTCAAAGTTACGCATCTCAAGGCGTGTGCCTTTCGTGTCCTCGTTCCAGTCAGCCACAAACTTCCTGACTTGAGCCAAGCGTTCAGTGTCATTCTCAAGCCGTGCTGCCACACCTTCACGGGTAAGTTCGGTTTTAATCATGGACATGTACGCTTGTTCCTGTCTGTCTGCTGACATCCAGTCCATCTGCATCTGCGCACGACTTGGGTAGAAGCCCATTGCTTTACCGAGCAACTCCCATGTGGATACATTCTTAGCAACCACATAGCCCTTGTTGTCGAGGATTGCGCCAGTGTCAGCGTATTTCCACGCATCACCCACATTCTTAAATGCCCTTACTGGGTTATCTCTCAATAACTCTATAGGTGATTGACGACCAGTCACAACTGCTGGCAATGTGCTTCCGCCCCAGTTAAGCACACCCACGATGAAGGATGTAGGAGCACCCGCTAAGTTCTCGACTTCACGCAGGATTTCGTCCTTAGTCGCTGAGGGTTTGAGGATGCCAGTTCCGGGGATTATGTCGCCAAGACCCAAGCGGTTGGAGAATGACCAACCAGTCATGCGGTCAAACAAACCACGCATTACGATTGGGTTAATCTCAGAGGCAAGTTCCGCACCAAACACATCAGCGGTGAGACGAGCAAACTCTTTTTCGACTGAGCCAATCTTCAAACCGAGGCGTTGGCAGATAGCATCAAGAACGTCCAACAAGTCGTCAGCACCCGGTAGTCCACGCACGCCGGACAGGAGTAGCAACGAACCTATCATGATGATTCTGCCTTCGTAGTTCATGTTCTTCAGCAGTTGAATCATCATGATTGGGTACTGCTTGTACATGTAGATGAAGGCTTGCACCCCGCCACGGAAGAACGCAGGGCGGTTGTACTGTGCGTAATCACCTTGGGTCGCGTCCAATGCTTTGGTGGATACCTCACGCGCTTTCACATCCGCAATGGATGGGTCGCCGTGCGTCGCCATCTGCCGCTCATACTCACCACGATATGCTGCTAGAAGTGTGACACGGCGGTTGACCTGCTCCGAGTAGGAGAAGGGGAACATCCAACCTTGAATAATTTTCTGGAAGGTTGGGTTGCCTGTCATCTTGCGACCCTTACTGGTTCCTGTCATGGCGTTAAACGAGGCTGCATCCAAGCGTTGTTGCTCGGTCATGTCCTTCAAGAAACGCAACTCACTACCAGTCAATCCATCTTTGGTGTACTTCGCACCATTCTTTTCAGCAACCTCAAACTCTTGAAGTCGGGCTTCGAGCCATGCAAGGTCAGCGTACTTGGGGTTAGCCGTGCTCATCAAGAACTGGGTGAGTAACTTACCTGCCTTACCTGCACCTAAGCCGACACCAAAGCCAGTCTTAGGATTGAACGATGAGAGGTACGCCCACGAGTTTGTTGGCAGCGAAAGCACTTGCGTGATACCAGTAGCAATCGAGCCACCCAGTTGAGCCAATGCCGCCCATGTACGGGTAGCCACACTCCACTCGTTGTTAGACCAAATGTCATCGGCATGTACGATGTCGCCAGTTGAGTCCATCCATGCAAGCATGGACTTAGCACGCTCGTTGTAGTACAGACCTCGCTCGATACGGCGACCATCTTTGGTGTACTCAACCACATTGTCTTGGAAGAACTTCTCTTGGAAGTACTCACGAGCCGCTACTTCTTTGGCCTCCCCCGTGGCGGATTCCCACTTGGCTTTCAATGTAGCAAGACGTTCAGGGTTGTCACTCCAGTTATCGTTGTCGTCAAGCACCTCGTCAAAACGATGGCGGTATTCTTTGTTGGCTGCAACATATGCCTGCTGCTCCAAGAACGCAGACGAACTGCGGACAATATCTTTGTCCCAACCGGGAACACCTGCACGCTGCAAGTTTGCACGAGCACGAGAATTTTGACCGGACACTTTCTGCACAAGAACTTGGCGAACCTCAGGCGACAACTGGATGCCCAAGCGGCTGAGCGAATACATCACCTCGTCATAGTGCAACACGTCCACAAGGTCAGGGGTCTGACGAGTCACAGATGCAACGGCTTCGAGGCGAACCTTTTGTAGATTGCCCTTCTCATCCCGCATCTCGTACTCGCCATTGAGCATGGCGTTTAGTTCCTCTTGGTACTGCTCAGCATCTTTCTGCGTACCAGTCTTGTAGAAAGCCAGTGAGTTTTGCTGACCATCAGTCAGTTTGACTGGGTACTTAGTGCCGTCCTTATCGGTTGTAAATGCCTGCACACGGACTTGCCAGTCGCCTTCACGAGTAAGCGGTACATAAGCACCTGCGATTGAACGCTTGGCGTACAACTGGTCATCATTGATAGAAGCCGCAAACATCGAGCGTTCTTCAATGCGGTGCTCCAACGCCCAGATAGAACTGTTTTTAATTGGGTCTACTTCGGGGTCAATTTGCGTCTGCAACTTAGCCCTCATGCTCTTAACGAGCGACTCCACTTGAGCAGGGGTATACCCCGGCATCATGGTCTTGAGGTCATTCAAAGCCAAGTCAGTATAGAACGCACGGGCAAACTTCATACGCAGCCACTCAAGTGCATCCTTCTCAGAGGTTGCTAACAACTTGAGCCTGTTGCCTTGGAACTCTGCACCCTTCATGCGCATCTCATCAAACATGCCAGTGGCATCTTCAATAAATCTACGCTCAACATCCGTAAGTGGTGTAGACTTCTTAAATGCGCCCCGCACCCCTGCGGAGATGGCCCTCTTTTGCTCGTAAACTGCGCCAATGTACTTGCTTCGCAGAACATCAATGTGGCTCATCGCCATTGTTTCTGCGAACTCGTTGTACATCTTCCACTCAACGCTATCTTCTGTGAGGTCTTTGAACCACTCAGGAGTAGGAGCCATGTTAGGCACTTCGTACATCGGCTCTTTCATCCGCTTGGTATATAAGCGTTTGGTCTGCTCGATGTCTTGATTGAATTTCTTCTCATCCCGCTTGCGTTCTAAAGCAAGTTCAGCCTTCATATCTTCATCAGTCTCGGCTGCAATCTTCTTGTCAACACGGGCAAACGCTTTGTCACGGGCTGCTTCTAGTTTGGTAATAGCAAGGTCACGCTCTGCTGCGAGTTCTTGACGATGCTCCTCAGTCATGGGCACTTCTTTTGTGCCCTGCTGGACTTCAAAGCCTTTCTTGAAATCTTCCACAGACAAGCGGCCTGCGTCAACCAATGCGCGGAACGCATCAATGTTCACATCCAAGATACCTGAGTCTGGGTCAAAGAACACAGGGTTATCCATCTTGTCTAACTGAGAATCAGAGATGGAGTTCATCTTAAAGAGCGAGCCGTATGCAAGCAACTCACCCGCACGAACTTGTTGCTCGATGTCTGCGCCTTCACCGAGGCCCAGAAACTTGGCTTTGTGTGCAGTGGCTGTGCCGTCTGCATACTTCTGCTTGTATTGGTTTTGTTTTGCACCCTTGAGTTGGAGCAACTCAAATATCTTGGAGAAGCCTTTGCTCTTGCGGGCTAGGTTATCCATAGTCTGCACACCATCGAGGATGGACTGCGCCACGTTTTGAGTGTTTTTCCACAACCCCTTGGCTTGCTTACGGGCTTCAGCCGTGCGTTCTTTGGCTTCAATCAAATCGCTTACGGCACGGGATAACTGACCGTGCATTGCAGCATTACGGTTAATGTTGCCCATTGCAAGGGTCATAGAACCCTGAGGAGCCATTGCAGCAAAGCGCAGCACTTCCAAATTCGACTGGTCGTTTAGCAACGACTGGTCAATCTCTTTGAACAGACCGGATAGGTTGACTTCACTACGCCCAGTGCCTTGACGCACATACTTGCGTGATAGACCAATGAGGTAGCGAGCCGCATCGTCATTGAACTTGAGGCCAATCTTGTTCAACTGGTCTTTCACCCAACTCCAGAAACGCAGAAGCGTATTAGTATCCACGGCGGCAGCACGGTCAGCCAACACTTCTTCGACTGCCTCAAGGAACGAGACACCTCGTCCTGCTGCATACACCTCTGCTGCGTACTTGAGTTGTGGGTCTGAATCAGCAACAAGTTTCAGGATGGCGTTCAGTGCACGGTCATTGAACAAGCCACGGAAGCCAACGTGCCCAAGTGTTTCGTGAGCGATAATGAAGCGGGCTTGTTGTTCGGACTCGATGAAGTCTGCAAACAGAACGACATTGTTACCCCATGCCATACCGGCAGCATTAACATGCTCAATGTCGCCTTCCTTGCGTGCCTTGGCAGCAGCGGCGAACAGCGAGGGGTTAGCCTTTTGCATGTCAGCCAAGTTGGCAAACACATTGACAGTAGGCTTACGAGCAAACTTAGACACCACACGAGCGGCAAACAAGCGCAGTGGGCCAACCTTCATTGGTTCAGTAGGACGCCCGTCAACACGATAGAACTCCAAATCGCCACGGTCACTGCGTGCGTTGTCATACAGCGGGTCATACTGGAGGTCATCCAGTGTGGTCTGTGTTTCTTCAGCCTCAAGGTCACGCATTGCCTGTCTAGCATCCTTGTGCTTCTCGGCAAATTCTTCCTTAGACATCTTGCCTTCTTCTTTGGTCGCCAATACAAAGTTACTTGTGCCGGGAACCTGCACGATGATAGGCTCACCATCAGCGGTAAAGAAGTCTTTGATGCGTCCACGACCGCTTACATTAAAGTTGTCGTCATCTACATCCACATAAAGGATGAGCGCAGCACGGCGTAGTTGGGCTTTGTTCAGGTAGCCATTACGGTTATTGATGAGTTCAGCCATGCGAATCTCACCAAGGTTTTCTGTCTGAGTATTAACAGGCTTGTCAACCACGGCTTCTTGTTTGACCTTAGCCCCCGGCTGACGAATCAACGCTTGAATGTTGGCATCGTTCAGCAACCCGTGGTCAGCCAACAAGGAGTACAAGCGAGTCTTAGGCCCGATGCTCTCCTCGTTGAGTGCCACTTCCCTTAGTGCGGCTATGAAGTCCCGCTGGGGAATACCTCCATCCTGCAAGAACCTTTCGGATGCAGTGCGGAGATATGCTTTGACGTTTGAAGTCAGTGCGTAGGCACTCACGATTTCAAACAGAGCCTCTACATATGCAGCAGGACTCTTAGTTGTTTCGATAGTCTCGATAGCCATATCGAGTTCTTCGTTCGCAGCCTTTGTTTCCTCGCTGGCTTCTTGCACGCCTTTCTTGGCTTTGCTTTCCACCACCGCAGGTTGCTGCGTTGTACCAAGAAGTTGACCGACCATTGCCGCAAGACCACTTGGGCCTTTCTGCAACTGGGCGGCTTTGGCAGGAGTAGCCTTAGCCTTTGCTTCGGGCTTTTTTTCTGCACCCTTGGCAAGTTTCTTTTTGCCACCCTTCGGAGGAGTCGGAGGTTTAGGCGCTTCCTGCTTAGCAGTTACGACTGGTGCGGCTACTACTTCTTCTTGCTTCTTCCCGCGCTTGAGAGACTTGCCGCCACCGCTTGCTTGAGTGCCGCCGCCTTTGACTTGGGTCGTGGGCTGGTTCCCAGTTTGCCCCCCGCCTTGTACTCCCGCATTATCTTGCTGACGTTGGCTGACACTATCTTGTTGCTGCTTCCCTTTTTGAGTGGCATTTGCTTTTCCTTTCTTGAGCACTGCGGCTTTCGCTTTAGTAGCGGTTACTGCCGTAACAGGCGCACCTGTCGGCGGAATCTGCGTAGCACCCTGCTGCACAGTTGGAGTCGGTACGGCTTGGCGTGTACCTGCACTCTTGAGTGCTGCCACGGAAGGCTGACCTTGTTGGGTAAATAGAGACAACTGACCTGCACGCTGGAACTGTCCGGGGGTAGGAGTACCCTGAACCACAGGTGCGGGCGCAGGCACTTGCGTGCCGACACCACGGCGTAAGCCTTCAGCACGAGAAGGCACTGGGGCTTGTCTGCGGTTGAACAATGACAACTGCTGCGGCTGCCGCACGGGCAACGGACGCATAGGAAGTTGTTGCTGTGTGACTGGCTGCTGTTGCTGCTGGGCCGCAAAGTCCAACTGTCTTTGATTCTGCGCTTGAATAGCCAGACGATTCATGTCGGCTTCACGCTGTGCTTGCTCCTGAGCCATACGCTGTGCGTAGGCTTCTTGTATTTGGCGTTGCTGAATCGCAGCCTGCAACTGCTGAGCCATTGCAGGGTTAAACGCAGGCTGTGCATCTGTAAAGCCCACACCGCTCGGAGCAGGAGGCGCAAACTGCAATGCCATTTGCCGTGGGTCAACGGGGGCTTGAGGCGCAGGCAATGCCATCCGGTCAGATGGAGGTGCAGTTACGGCTTGTTGCTCGTACTGTTGAGTCTGGGGATTCCACACCATGCGTGGGGCAAGTTCACCAGTCTGGTTACTGCGTTGCTGCAATTCACCAATGGTCGCACCACCAAGGTCGAGAACGCCTTGAGCACCACCGAATTGACCGGGGGCAACCTGACCAGTAAAGATGCGGTCAGTAGGTACAGATGGGCGTACACCATCAGCGCCAGCCACAAAGTCAGGGCGTGCACCCATACCACCAGTTTGAGTTGGGCCACCAACGGGAGCACCCGGTGGAGGAGGAATGATTGCCAACGCAGTGGATGGAGCAGGAGGCTCGGTAGTCTGGCTTGGGTTCAATAGGTTGGTTGGCTCTTTAGTAAGTGGCCCACGGCGCAAGTTTGCCGCCGCACCAAGCACACCACCAGTGCCGAAGCCTGCGGCAAATGACTCCATCAACCGCTTTTGCACATTGGGGTCGCCAAAGTCTTGACCTGTGTTCGCAATGAGTAGGCTTTCTTGCCCAAGTTCAGTCGCGCCTTCAGCAGTACCACCAACAACAAAGCCTTTACCAGCACGCTTTAGAAGTTCACCACCACGCAAGGCGGCTGTGCCCAACATGGTTTCACCTTGAATGTCTTTGAGTGCACGACCAGTCTGCTTGGCAATACCGCCTGTACCAAACAAGCGAGCCGCAAGTACAAACTCAGGGAGTGATTCAAGTGCAGCGTAAGGTACAGCAGAAGCCAGTGCGGAAAGACGGTTGTCTTGCCCTTGGTCTCGTTGTTCACCATAGATGTCAGCCACACCCGTGGCGTAGTTCTGCGCTGTAGTGAATATGGTTGCGCCTGCAATACCAGCGGCTTCACGAAGTAGTTTTGTTTCTACTGCGTCAAGCACCTCACCTGCGGCTTTCTTTTTGATAGCAGCAAGAACAGATTGTTTGAAGGTTTCTTTACCAGCCAAGCCAGCAAGTGCCGCACCGCCACCAGCAAGAGGGCCACCTGTTGCAGTACCAACCGCAAAACCTGCGGCAGCCGTAGCAATGGATTCAAGGATGTTCGGGCCTTGCTGCGCAATGGTGGCTACAAGCCAGTCAATCGCAGTATTGGCATCTTTGACATCAGAGAACTCACGGATATACGGCGAGGACTTCTGAAGGTCACCACGCATGGTGTCAGTACCCACTTGGGCATCAACAATACGCTGACCAGTTTCTTCCGCACCCAAGAACTGCAAGCCGCGACCCGCGAGCATTTGCATATTGTCCAGACCAATGCCAAAGTTCTTCTTGGCTAGTTTGCCTAGGCCGGGGTTCTTGATTGTGTTGAGGTATTGACCATAAGCACTGGGGTCAAGTTGCACCCAGTCGCCACCTTGCGGCATACCGACACCGGGTCTTGATAGAAGTGTTTCAGTCTGCAACGCCAGTGCATCGTCATCGGCAGCAAACTGCGCACCGTTAACGAACAACGTCTTGTTGGACGGGCTGTATGCCACAACCGGAGGACGCTTAATCTCCGGCATGGTGAACTGGCTTTGCTTGACTAACTCCCGCCCAAGAACTGCTGTGTCCACTTGGGACGGCATCATGTTCTCAGTTCCGCTTCGTGGCATTTGCGAGAAGCCTGCATAGGGATTGAGCACAGTGTTTAGGTCTGCGCCCATACTGCCCATGTTGACATCTGCAAATGACAGTCCAGCGGGGGTTGCAGGATTCGCCATATTTACCTCATTACGGATTTACTAAAAGCCCAGCCACAGGAGGTTTAACTCCTGCTTTCTCTGCTGCTGGGCCGAAGATTGGCATACCAGCACTAGGCATACCGCTTCCAAGCACAAACAGACTTCCGGGCGCTTTGTTGATTGTTTCGCCATTCAGTGTAATAGTACCAGCAGACATATCGACAACGCCAATGCGAGAGCCGTCGTTGGACACAATCAGTGCCTTACCACTACCGTCAGGAGACATCGTAACCTTGACACCAGTGGCGTTCTCAAATGCTGTCTGAGCCATCTTGATGTTGCCAGCGTTGATGTCTTTAGAAATGTCAGCAATGAGTTGACGGTTAATCTTGTTGGTATCAATGTAGATTTGCCCCATTGCCTTGGCGCGTTCACCAGCGGTGGTCTCCTCAATCTTGAGTCCAGACTCAAACGATTTCTTGAACATGTAGTCTTTAAGCGCCGACTTACTTGCCAAGTACTTGGCGTCCATATCTTCTTTGGCATAGCCAATCAACTCAGAACCAGATACGCCCTGAGCCAATGGTTTGCCATTGGAGAACAAGTCCCACTTACCATCACTGCGTGGTTGTAACTGGAGTTTTTGTCCTGTGAACTGACTCCACACACCAACCATACGAGTTGGGTCACCAAAGCGAGTGAACTCAGCCACGCCACGGTCGCCCATCATGCGGTACAAGTCAAGGTCGGTAGAGTAGATTTTCCCGATGTACTCCAGTGCTTTAGCAGGGTTGCCACTGTTAGCAGCGTTTACTGCCAACTGACGAGTGTAGTCCCGCATTTGTAAGGCTTGCTTTGTAAACTGGTCGTATGTATTGGGGTCAATCGTGCCAGCCGGAGGCATCTTAATCTGTGGCTTTTCTACATTCGCAACAACCGCAGCGGCGGCAGGAGCGGGTGCAGCAGGCGCAGGAGCAGCAGGCGCAGGCGCAGCGGGTGCAGCAGGAGCGGGTGCAGCAGGCGCAGGAGCCGCAGCAACAGGAGCAGCAGCAACAGGAGCAGCGGCGGGAGCAGCAGGTGCAGCAGCCAATTGTTGTTGGTTACCAGACAGTGCAGTTAACGCAGTGTTGTAGAGCGCAATAAATCCACGGTTGTAGTCTGCGTTCATCATTGCGCCATCATGTGCATTGAGCGGGCGTCCAAACTTCCTAACTTGGTCAGCGTTACCTTGGTATCCAGCACCCCAAAGGTTCTTAGGATTGCCAATATACTCGTTGTACTTGAGCACCAATAGACCAGCATCAATCTTGCCAGAAGCATCGAACTGCATATTCCTTGCAGCATCTACTTGCTCTTGCGGAATCTTGTACTTCTGAATGTTGGCAGCGTTGGTGTACCAGTTCTTCATCAGCGCGAATGTATCGGGCATAACTTGAAGCGGGCCACTTGCGCCAGCGGAACTATCTTTAGTAGCAGCACCAAAGTTTGACTCAAGACCATACACAGCCAAAGCCGCAGCAGGGTCTACTTGTAGAACACCAGCACGGCTAAGAATTCGTTTAGTCTCTGCCTTCTCCAAAATCTTGGGAAGCATAGGAGTCAGTTGCTCGATACGCTTGTCAGTAGTCTTAGCCGAACTGACCACAAGTTTCTGGTCAATTGCTTTTGGTTGAAGTTTTTGTCCAACAACTTCAGGTGCGCCTGTCGATGTCTGCTCAGAGCGCATTTCAGATTGACGACGGGCTTCACGAACAGGAGCCTCAGCAGCAAACGCAGCATAGAAACCCATTGGGTCAATCTTGGCTTGCGCCAGTGCTTGTGGGTTCTGCATGAAATATGCAAGTGATTCATCACTACGGAACCACTTCATTGCTGCGGTAGCAATATCGCGTTTCTCGGCCTCGCTCTTATTGTCGAAGAAGTAGCCGTACAGTTGCCCAGACGGAGCACCAGCAGGGCCAAATTTACCAGTGGCTAAGCCAACAGCAATTTGCTCACGCTGTTGAATAACTGCACTACGCGCAGCACCTTCTTGCCGAGACCGTTGAAAACCAGCAGAGTTCGGGTCAATCTTCGGAATACCTTCTGCGTCAACCAAGCCAGCACGGCTAGGAAGGTTTGGGTTGAAGTCCGGTACAGTAAGGTGGGTAAGGGTTTGCCCTTGACTGAACTTTTCAACCCCAGCAGGGAGTTTCTGCCCAGTGCGTGCTTGCCAGTCTGCAATGTTTTGCGCAGCAATAGGTGAGCGCAAAGGTATGTTTGTATCTGTAACAGTTGGGGGGTTTACCCGCGCCTCGGGTAGACGAACACCAGCGGGGGCGGGAGCAGGTGCAGGTGCAGGTGCAGGAGCCGCAGCAGCGGGTGCAGGTGCAGGAGCCGCAGCAGCAGGCGCAGGAGCCGCAGGCTCAACTGGAACTTGCCGTACATCAGTACTGAAGAACGGATTGTAGTTTTGCGTGGGGTTAAAGTTCAACCCCGCCAACATTTGCTGCGTGGTTTGTGTGTCTTGTTGGCGGTTCAGTTCCTCACGATTAAACGCTTGCAACCGCATCTCCTCGACACGGGCTTGCCATTCAGCACGCTCAGCCTCTCTCTGGCGACCAGAGATGATGCCCATACTGCTGGCGGTTTGACTTAGATTGAGCGCCATGTTTGTGCCCCCTTAACCAATCTTAATGGTCGTGCCGGATGATTTAGCCCCACCAGTGAATCCGCCAAACAAGTCACCAATATCGCCCGCAGCCGCACGACGGCGACGGTCAGCAGCATCGTACATGTTGCCAAGGTACGAAGCGTATTGCATGTTGGAAGCCTCATACCCTTGGCTAGGAATAGCCGACAAGCCTGCCTGTTTAACACGCAGTTTATTTTGCTCAGCCGTATCCATACCTTGTAGGTAAGCAGTTTGAGCACCAGTGTCGATGCCCAAGTTATATCGGCGTTCTTCGGCTCGGCGCAGCCCAGCACGACGGGAGTCAATACCACGCAAACCTTCTTGCTTAGCACGAGCACCTGCGTTCTGAACCTGACGAGCAGCACGCAGACCAAATGTCTCAGGGTCAAAGTAGTTCGACTCACCAGCAAGGTCAAGAGCCTGCTGAATCTTCTGGTCAAACAACGCTTTGTTGGTAGCGCGTAGACTTTCGAGTTCTGCTTTTTGCTGTGCAACCAATGCTTTTTCTTCTTCGCTCAAACCGTCACCAGCAATCTGGGAACCAACCAATTGACCCGCTGCGCGAAGCACGAAGTCTGCTTGGCTAGATGGATTAGTAAGTTTCTGTTTAAGTGCTTCAGACAGCGTAGCAGGAGCGGCTTGCGCAGGGCCACCTTGTGCGCCACCAGTAGTAGCACCGCCAGTATTAGTTCCCGCAGCCGGAGTTGTTACGTTAGCCGCATAAGTTGGGCTAAACGCTGCTTGTGCAGCCGCCGCACTTTCAGTAGCCGCAGTTACGGCTTGACCAGATTGAGCGTATGCAGGAGCAGACTGCGCAGCATATGTACCACCAGCATTATTAGCAGTGTACGCACTACCTGCACCACCATAGGTAGCAGGCGTTAGGTTAGCGTTGTAAAAACTTGTTGTACCAAGGTTAGCCGCATTACCACCAAGCGCCACAGGAGTGTTAACCGACAATGTGCCAGATGCCTGAATAGCATTGGCTGCGCCTTGCACGTTATTAGAACTGCTCAATGTGGCAGCCAACGAACTGTTAACTTGACCGCCGTATGCAATAGCCGATGGGTCAACAGCCGTACCATTCGCCAGCATGTACGTCTTAGTTGCTGGGTCAAATGTAGCCACAGCAGCGCCACCATCTCCAAGGTTCGCAATACCCACAGTAGTGGTTGGTGCTCCTTGTACGGGGCCGACAAAATTAGGTGAGCCGGGGCTTGTAGCAACAGCAGGGCCACCTGCGTTTGGAGCCATAGAAGGCGCAGCAAAATAGCCAGAGATACCGCTACCTAGACCGCCCATCAAAGCACCACGACCAACATCGCCACCAGTCACAGCAGCACTTACTGCTCCGAGGCCAGCACCAACAATCGCAGAGCCAACCACAGAACCGACGGTAGCAGCAGTAGCCGCTGAGATGCCAGCGGAAGCCGCAGCGCCAGCAATCGCACCGGACACACCGATGGATGCAGCAATAGCAGGGGCTACAAATGGAATTGCAACCGCAGCAACAACTGCCACAACTGCTTTTAGACCACCACCACCGCCTTGTGGGCGAATACCCATCGCTTTAACCAAAGCCTTGCGCTGCATGGGAGGGATGTCCCCACCAAATGCAGCCTCAGGTAAATCAGGAATACCCATCATTGCCATCTGTTTGGCACTGGGCATACGAACAAATGTTGTTGCGCTCATTTCATAGCCTCCGTTAATTCAAGTCGCATGTGTGTATACACAGGCTTAAAACCGTATTGAGAAATTACCCGTTCCATTGCTGGGGACACCCATCCCTCAATGACTCGGACACTATTCATATACGCCCAACCGCACAGCATCTTCCAATACTTAGCATGTAAGGCGTCTAAGTCACTACCACCAAGCGCAACGATGTTCATTGCAGCCAATTTAGGGTAGTGAACAATTTCTAGTACCAGTGCCAACTTCACACTCTTAGTGATTGTTTTATCACATTTGACAACAAATATATACATCTTTCCTTGTAAGGCAGAGTTGTATATATCGTCAATCGTCATCTCTCCGTGCATTGCACGCTTCACACATTTTTCAAGCAAAGGTTTAGTGGCAGTCCAATACATATCGAACTGCTCCTTGGTTGCAAGGAGCAATGGTTCAAAGTCGTCAAGAGGTATTGGGTCAAACCCTGCTGGTAGAGTACTCATGCGTTTTGGTATTTCTTGAGAAGTGCGTCGAAGAAGTCTTTACCTTTAGCCTGTACCACTTTGGCAGGGATTACATACTCACCTGCGGATACACGGATAGGAATACTATCGCTAGTACCAGTGCCCGGGCCAGTAACCTTACCGCCTTTAGCAGCATGGTCACCCATATGTACATAGCCACCAGAAGCCATGCTCATCATAGGCTGGTTGTTCATACCACCCATTCCACCGGGTGCACCACCAGCCATACCTTGCTGGGTGTTACCTTGCACCGCACGAATAGCCAAGAGGAGAACAAAGATGAGGCCTTGGTCATATTCAGGAGACAAGTCTTCCTCGTTAGCCATACCTTGCTGAATTGCAAACTGGCGGATGTAAGTGTACATTTCAGGATTCTGAAGCGCAGTCATAGCAAGTTGCCCTGCCATGTTCAACTCCTCAGGGGTAATCTCACCAGACTGGTATCCAGCCATGATGGCTTGTTGAATACGAGCAACTTCCTGAGGCTGTCTACGCATGAACTCTTGGAGTTGCATTTCAATAGCCTGAGGGCTTAGGCGCTCTTGTTTCGGCCCTACGTCAGAAGGGCGAATAGGCATACCACCAGCACCAACCATACCTCCATCGGCATAGGTGGGTTGTAAACGAAAGTCAAGCACCGGCGCACTTGGATTCGAGGCAACAGTGCCAGTCTGAATCGGAGTCGCAACGCTTTGTTCGTTGACAGTAATGTTAGGAGTGCCAGAGCCAAGCAGACCTTGCAACGATGCAGGGAGGTCAAGCGATGTAGTAGGCGCTGGAAGTTCCGCTCCCATGCCGGGGGCAGTAGGAGTAGGAGCCATTTGAGGCGCGGGCACACCAGTCAAGTTGGTAGCCAAAGCGCCCTGTACCGTTGGCTGCCCGGCCTGTGGAACAGACGACGGAGCCTTGGGGGCCATGTTTAGAATTTGAAGAACTGGGTTATTGCCTGCCATGATTTATCCTTTCAATTGGGAAATGAGCGTGTTAACGGTCGCCCGCAAATTCGCAACGTCATTGGCAAGCAACTGAACATCATTGATTAACTTGCCGTAATCGTCTAAATCTGGTACTCGTTGCCCGCTAATAGTATACCCGTTACCTGTCGCAGATACACGAGTAAATGTTGGTGTTGGCGCAGATTTGACACCAATGTTTCCTTTGGTGACCGCTACGCTTTGCGAGTCAGCCTCTCCGCGAAGATTGCAGAGAAGTTCGACATCTTCTTTTAGGGCGTTAAGCAGTTGAGACTGCCAGTCCGTAACTGTACCTGAAGGTATAGAAGGGATTGCTGTGAACCGTGCCATTACGCCGCCCTCAATCCAAACGGGGTTTCCCCTACATGTACCGCACGAACCCGTGCAGAACCGGAAACCGCAAACTCAAACGTGTCAGAGCGGTAGCCTGTAGGCAGTCTGAAAATCTCATCTGAAGATACTGTGCCTTGGAAGATGAGCGACTTGTCCGCCCAGATACGGAATGTAATCGGAAGAACTCCAGCAACAGTTTTGAACGAACGAGTGAGATTGTCCCCGTTGATGACTGTGGAGTTCAGAGTCCCTGAGTTTTCAATGCGCACACCCAAACTTGTTGTCCGGTCGTATGGGCCGTTCATGTCGCCTAGACCTTTGAAACAAATAACTGTACCGGATGTATCCGCAGTCGTAGTAGCCGTTGTACCCACACTTGGATAGGTAAATGTGGTGGAGTTCACCACAGTAATAACTGCATCTGCTGCATTGAAAGTAGACGACAAACCACCTGAGAATCCAGAAATAGTGATTTTGCTGCCAGTCACAAATCCATGCGCAGTAGCCGTCACAATCGTAGCGACGTTTGCTGCACGAGCATATGATGCCGTCTGGATTGGTGTAGCGTAATCATTCCAAACCTGAAGGTTATATGTTGGTACTCCAGCGTTGTACGCCGAGATAGCCTCAGCCTCTGCGTCAGGTGTTGCATAGTCTGCAATCACACGCGCTGCACCAATGTTGAGATAGTCCTTGGTCACAATAACTTTAGACTTCCACTCCATTGAAGCAAGTGGTTGTGTGTTTTTATCCCATTGGTATAGGTTGCCTAAGTTGTCCGCAATGTAGTAGAAGTTGTTGGTCTTTGGGTCATACCAAGCCGCAGACCAAAGATAGTTGATGGACACAAAGTAACCACCAATACGCTCGTCACGTTCAAACGTAAATGAGTTGGTAGAGTGCGAGGCAAAGTACTTGCCGTTATAGAACTTTGCAGCCAGAGTACTAGGACTCAGTGTGGAGTCCCATGTATCCCAGTCGTGCACATACTTGGTAATCAAGTCCATACCAAGAGACGGATTGTAAACAGCCAGTCCACCATAGGTAGCATAAACCACGCCGTAACCCATGTTTACAATTGAGCGTTTAGACACGCAAGGGTATAGCGTATCAATACGAGCAAACGCCATTGTGGCTGGGTTGTTACCTGATACTTGATATGGATACTTTTCAGTCAGTACAAGCACATAACCACCAACAGATGCTATACCCACAATCGGGGACTCAAATGTCAGAGCGTATTTGTTAGGCCATGCGTGAAAGACACTAGGCTCAGAGAAGTAAAGTTGGTTACCTTCAAAACCAGCAAGAATGTTGTTCTGTACCGCAGTCAAACCTTGGAGGTTTTCAGGCGGTGGGTCGTAGTCATCCGTAGTAAGAATGTCAGTTAGCAGTGTGGAGTCAAAATCGTCTGTGAACGAATATGTACCACCATCGCCCCAGTACCGTGCAGTACTGGTAGGCAGTTCAGAAACATCATAGTAAAGCGTGCCTGCAATTTCTGCTTTGTCGGCTACATCAGACGCAGTCTGTGCGTACTCAAATGTATAGTCATCAATGACATCAGTAACAATACCACCAGTAATGTTGAATGATGAATCAAGGCAGCCGCTAATTTTGAAGCGGTCATCAATACCAAGGTTGTGATGATTTGACAGTGTTACACGAGATACATTACTCGTGCGCTGCACACGAGCAAGCGAAGTAGGAAACCACAAAGTGCGCAGCAGATAGTACAGTGTGCCAGAAGTAGACGACAGCGTGCGATACAAACGTACGCCACGTACAAAGTTGTCCCCAGTTGGTTTGCTGGTCGGAATGTTGGTAACCGTAACTGTCTGACCTTCTTTGATATACAAGTTGTCAGATGGGTCAGAAGCAATAGATTCTTCCAGCCACGGTGTATACCATGTATAAACATACGAGCGTGGGAATGTTGTACCCGCCAACGCAACAGTGCCGGATGTATCCGCCGTGGTGCTTACAGTTTCACCGGGGCAGAAATACGAAAATGTCGTTGTATTGATAACTGTAACTTCAGCATTGGTTGCGTTGAATGTAGCCACAGTAGAAGTACCCGCAGGCATACCACTGATAGTTACCTTGTTACCTGTACGCAAACCGTGTGCAGCACTGGTTACAATCGTGGCTGTGTTACCTGCATCACGTGCCTTTGTAGATGTCGTCTTGTTGGAAAACGATGCTGCTGAGGTTGTAAGTTTTGTCTCAGGTAGCGGTAACCCAAGTTCGTAAAAGTTGTTTGGGTATGGCTCACCAGTTGCAGTAGCCAACTGATAGTTGGATACCTTAGGCACTCCGTCGCCGGTGTAGTAAAACCGCTGCTCCATATCCGTAGAGTCAGAAGCAGTAACGATGTCAACGTCAGTAGCCCATGTCAAGAACTTGAGTTCGTCAGTGTCTGGGTCACGCAAGCCATAAAGTGTCTTGATGTCACCAGTGCGCCCGACATTGTCTACAAGGTATGGTAGTCGATACGGAATCAAATCACCAGAGTACAACTTGACGTTGTACGCCAACTGTCCCGCAGAATCGGGGAGTAGTTCAGGTGAAATCTTGGGGGCTTCACCTAGGAATTTGACAAGTTTGACAGCAGCCATAGTTAGACATTTCGCTCAAAGTGCGGGCAATCAACAAGAGATTTGAAGTTCCCACCCCAACGATTTTTTGGATTCAGACTCTCCCAGTACGCACCAATAGGTGCAAGGATACTCTTATCCCAGATGATTTGTCCATCCTTGAAGAAGTTCAAATCAACCGCACAGCGTTTGAGATGGATTGAATTCATGGTCTTGCTGCGACCAGTTTTGAAATAGATAGCCTGCTGCTCAGGGGTACGGGCAAGTTCACCACCAGTCACCATGAAGCCCTGCTCAGTAGCATATTGAATCAATTTGCAGGCGTCCAAAAGAAACGCTGCTTGTTCTTGGCTGAGACTCATTTGTCGCCCCCTTTGTTGCGCAACTCCATGACTTTCTCAACTGTACGCCCGCCGAAGTAGGCTGTCATTACCAGCATACCCCACTGACCGAGTAGACTCACATAAGACTCTTGCACATTGATGCCTGCGGCGCTAAGCCCTGCAAACAGCAGGTACGCACTCAGGATATAGATGAGAGTCATAGGGCGGATGTTCTTTGACATCCACGAATCGGAAGCCATGTCTGCCTTCCAGCGGTCGGAGACATTGTCCTCTTGGTTGGCTTGCGCTGCCAGCAGTGCTTTGAGTTCTTCCTGCTCAAGTTTGGCTTTCTCGATACCCAACTCCAACAAGCGTTCTTCATGGTCGTACTGCAACTGACGCAGTTTCTCCACATCAGCAGGAGTAGGATTGTCAGGAATTTTTACACCTAGGGTTTTCTCTACTACATCTTTACCCTTGGCTTGGATAGCAGACGACAAAAGAGTAAGACCGCTTTCAGCCAAAGTGCCGAGTAGTGCACCAACAATAGGTATCATTTTTAACTCCTCGCATGTTCTGCAATTAGGTAGAACATGTATGACACGGCGGAGACTAAAAACAGTACAGACCCCACTATGACGCCATACAAGACAACCTTGTCCTTAAACTCTTGCCGCATCTTCCTTGCCTTTGCCGCAAGCCTTCTTTCTTTTGCTTCCTCCTCAGCCTTAGCATCCCGAAGTTTTTTACGCTCCTGTAGGAAGTCTTCCCACACCCCAGCCATCGGTGTGTGATAAATCAAGAGTTCTTTCAGTTCTTGCTCATATTGCTGCAACTGCCGAATCCTGATTACGTTGTCAAGTGCCTGTGCATCAAGCGATTTCTGCTTTATTGGGTTAAGACTTGTTTGATGCGACGACTTAACAACTTCTTCTTGTGCCTCAAAGAACGACCCAAGATGAGATGATATTTCGCCTATGATTCCACTAACATCTTTCCCAACTGCTTTAGCATCTTTGTACAACGCGACAGCGGCTTTAACCCCGGCAACTGCTGCTTGTGCCGTTGCGTAGGCCGCTGCTACTTCTATCATCTCCGTTAGCAGGCCTTGGGCATCTTGTGCACCATGCCGCCTTTGGCGTAACCCTTCATCGGCTTAGAAGTTTTGCTTGGCTTCTTAACCATGCCGCCCTTCTTATAGCCGCGCTCAGCAACGCTATTGGAGATAGCATCTTTTTTCATTTCGTCCAAAGTTTTCTCTTTTAGTTTGAGGGGCATGTCATACTCCTTTGATTAAGATGGTTACGATGATTCCAGCCATACCTACGATTAAAGCACCCGTTGCTTTAAGTAGTAGTCCTTCCAGTCGGTCAACTCGCTGTATAAAGGTCGTGTAGCGTTCAGCACACACAGCCTCATGTGATGTAAGTTGAACCTCTAACTCATGGTTTGTTGCCATTCTCGGCCTCCTTAACTGCCTCGGTTTGGTCAATGATTGATGCGAATTCTTCCTCCTCGGGTAAAGGTTCAATGACCAATACACAGTCCTCAGGCACGACTTCGCAACGGGCAAGCGCACCGTTGGGGAACATGACAAGAGGGGAGCGTTTAGTTTCTATCATGCTGTAAATGTGCCAGATGATGTGAATGTATGAATGGTGTAACCACCGCTCGAAGTAACAGTACCTCCGGTAGCACGTTGCGCGCCAAGATAGCGAATAACTATGATGCCGGAACCACCCTGTCCTCCTAGAGTTACAGATATACCCATACCACCGCCACCGCCACCTGTATTTGCACCTCCGTTACCACCAGCACAAGGTGAAACACTAGAGGCCTGCCCATTACCACCAGCATTAAGTCCAGCGCCACCAGTACCTGCTGTACCGGGTGTCCAACATGCGCCACCGCCACCGCCACCATTCCCTCCATTACCCGAGACAGCAGTACCGCCTTGTGACCCGCCGCCGCCGCCGCCACCCCAGTACAACGCCGTACCCGTAATAGAAGACAATAGTCCATCGCCCCCATTACCACCAGTACTACTACTGCCGCTACCCCCCACAGCACCAGCGCCACCGCCGCCAGCAGAACCATATGGATTACTTGATGAATCAACTGAAGTGCCACCAGCGTTACCCTGTCCAGCAGTCCCTGCACCCCCAGCCGCAGCAGGCCAACCGCCGCCGCCACCAGAACCGCCAGCAACACCAGTACAATTGCTGGAATAAGAGCCGTTATATGCACCGCCACCACCGCCACCCAAAGCAGTGGTATTTACAAGCGTCAACGCAGCAGTATTACTACCATTCGCCGCTTGAACATTCGTACCAGTTGTAAGTCCCGCAGCACCTGCGCCAACAGTAAGCGTATGCGATGTATTAGGAGTTACTTGTGTACTTCCAATAAGTACCCCACCGGCCCCACCGCCACCTGCGCTCCCGCCACTTCCACCACCAGCAACAATTAGGTAGTCGATAATATATGGGCGGTAATACCCAGCATCACTTTTTCCTTGCTGTGTATCTCTAAGTTTCCATACGGATGAAAGTCCCATTACGAAATCTCCTCGTAGGAACAGACTGCTGTAAGGTCACCAGCAGCACTGGCTAAACAACGAATAGCATCACCTTCTTCAAGGTAGATAGCCTTTGTTATAACGTCTAATGACGCATCAGCAGGAACTGCAATAGTTGACGCAATTGGGTATGAAGTCGATGAACGGAACAAATCTACTGTAATGTCCGCTGCGGTTGAACCGTCAATATTCGCCACATAAAGTGCATTGACTTTGAACACCTTACCGCTACCACTTGAGTTGGTAACGATTGCAGTTGCGGATGTACCGACAGCCTGTACCGCCGTTTTTCCTGTGATGGTTGCTACGTTGACGATATTTGGGGCTGCCATGATTTATCCTCCGAAAACGATTGCCATAGCGATGGCTTTACCAGTCGTCGCTCTGTCGGCAAATTCTGTGAAAAGAGCCGCCGTTGGGCGGAGTTCAAAACGGTCGCTTGCGGAATAGGCTCTGGCAGATGTGCCATCCTGCCCACGCACAACCGTCATTGTGTCTGTACTACGCGCTGTGACTTTGACAATCTCAAGGTTGTTCGAGGTATCAATCAGCGTAGCGTAGAAATAGTCACCAGTGCTCAGCGTAGGAAACCGTGCTCCTTCGCCAGAGTTCAACACAATCGTAGTTGCGGAACTATTGATACTGGCGTTCAGTACGCCATACGCATTGTTGGTGACTTTAATTCCCATGATTACTGTCCTTCAGTCTCAGGCACTTCTACCCAATTACCTGCGTCATCATCCCAACGATACATCTTGCCATCGTTAGGCATTTGTGTAGGTGCATCCCACAAACAAGTTTGTTCATTCAGAACCCACTTGCTATATGGTTTTGGTGGAATAAACGCATCACGACCTGCGTCGTAGGTATACCCAATACCAGCGTAGTTTTTACGCAAGGGCGTACCGCCATTAGCATGAACACCGCCATGAGTGTTATAACTGGTCTGAACCCATTGCCCGGGACTAGAGTCCACGAACGTATCAAAAAACTCAGGCTCCGCCACAATTACTTGTGCAACGATGCCATCAACAACTTTTGCAAAATGTGCCATTCAAATTCTCCTTATGCCGTATATGTGCCAGACGATGTAAAAGTGTGATATGTGTAACCACCAGACGAGGTAACTGTACCGCCGGAGCCTTTTTGTGAACCAGCGTAGCGAATAATTACGATACCTGAACCGCCTGCTTTAGGTGGTGTAGCACCAGTATTTCCTGCACCGCCACCGCCACCGCCGGTATTTGTAGTACCTGCTGTTGCGTTATTTGAACTAAGAGTTCCACCTTGCCCGCCGCCACCTGAGCCACCTGAGCCACCCGTGCCACCAATAGAGTGGACGCCACCGCCACCGCCGCCAGCATAGGTTGAACCATTTAGCCATGTCGAGCCTGCGCCGCCGTTACCACCTTGCCCAGTAGTTGTCTGTGAACCATTGCCACCAACAGCACTTGCCCCGCCACCGCCGCCGCCAGAAATATGGTATCCACCATAGTGATAGCCTGAGCCTCCATTACTACCTTGCCCAGCAGTTCCTGCTGCTCCACTATAGGTAGTCATTGAGTTATTACCTGTAGCCCCGCCGCCAGAACCACCAGTCTTAGCAGCCTGATAGTTTGCAGTGTTTGCTGCGCCACCGCCACCGCCGCCTCCGTTAGATGTAACTGTTCCAGTAGTCAACCCTGCAAGAGATGAATCTGAACCAGTACTACCACCATCAGTAGTGCTACCAGTATCTGTTCCAGCCGCGCCGCCAGCACCAACAGTAACTCCATATCCCGTATTTGGATTTACAGTTATTGAAGTACCTGTACGATACCCACCAGCACCGCCGCCGCCGCCAGCGTTATAACCACCGCCACCGCCACCGCCAGCAACAACCATGTAGTCGATGTTGTACGCAGGTCTAATAGATGTCCAGTTAGACCCGTCATAGTACTCAAGAACTCCTAAGTCAGAGTTATATCGAATGTTCCCACTATTTGGAGACCCCGGACGCTGCGCTGTAGACCCAGAAGGTAAATCAAAATACCCAGTAGACGTATTTGACTGGTCGCTAACTGCGGCAGGAGTAATCGTAGTTGCGTCAATAAAAGTTTGCGCAGTAAGACGAATCTCAATACGGTCACCAGCACTATACGCACGAGCAGTTGTACTTTCCTGTGCGCGTACAACAGTCAATACATCGGTTGAACGAGCCGTACACTTGACAATCTCCAAGTTGTTGGAGGTATCAATTAACGTGGCGTAAAAGTAGTCACCCACACTCAGAGTTGGGAACCGAGCACCCTGCCCCGATGTCACCGTAATGCTAGTCGCACTGCTAGTAATACTAGCAGCCAGCGTAGCATTGGCGTTATTTGAGAGTTTGATACCCATTCCCAGACTCCTTAGTTAACAGTCACAGTCCAAGTAATGCCGAGCGTATCAGCAGCGCCCTTGTTGATGACTGAGAACACAGTGCGGCAAAGCATAGTGCCAGAAGAAGAAGCATTAAAGATACCTGCTTCAGTCAATGCACCAGTACCAGTACCTGCTGGAAATGTCGCAACATATGCAACAGAGTTGGTAGTTACAGTAGTTGAGGTCAAGGCAACACGAGAACTTGCTACGGCTGCACCTAGGGCTGTATCACCTACCGCAGCAGCAGTTGTACCAGTACCAACTTCCATATGGCTCATGGCGGTCGCAGTAGCGTCCTTCATGCGGGAGGCGATAAAATTCTTTCCCACGGTGACAACCAAGTTGTCAACTTCGTGTTGTTCTTTTACCTCTCCATCTGGGCCAGTGAGAACAATGTTCAGTCTGCCCTTCATCTTAATGCTATCGTTAAACATAATTCACTCCTTAGTTGAGTTGGTTTCCATTGAGTTCGTAACCGTTGTACGTGTACTCAACCGACTCCGTGCGCATCGTATACACGATACCAGCATTGGGGTTAGTTGTCAGTACAAATTCACCGTTTACAAGAGGTTGGTGAATCAGATGAGAGTTAATTGTACCGAGTGTCCACTGGTACGTAAACTTCTCATCAGACGCAAAAGCAAAATCATAAAGCGGTGTTGTGACACCGGGTATGAGTAGTATTGAAACTGAGTCCGCAGCAGTTGCTGAATCTGTCAAAACTTTACTGCTGACTTTGGCTAACGCATCCGCCATAGTCACACTATCTGTGTAGACTGGACTAATAGAGCGTATAGATACATCTGCAACAGTGACCGGGTCTGGGTCAACATCCGCATCGTTGCGGTCGTAGTCCACCATCTCAGTGAAGTCTTTGTAGACTACATCGGTTATGGTGACTGAGTCTGTCAATACGGTCTGAATGGCAAACGAGTTCACCGTGTCAGAAGCAGTCACTGAATCACTAGGGTTTTTACCTATATTGAATGAATTCAGTGTGTCCGCCGCAGTGACCGAGTCAGTCTTGGCAAGGCTAGGTTGCAGTGACGAGGAGTCTGTAGCAGTAGCAGTATCCGCAATCCCACCCTTGTCTACACTAAGCGCTGCTGCATCAGTAGCCGATGCACTATCAGCAACAACTTTAGACGCGTCAAACACTGGCGACGCGTCGGATGCTGTAGCAGTGTCCGTTAGAGTCTTACCAACATCTTTGGTGTTGACTATATCGGACGCAGTGACTGTATCAGTCGTTGTTTTGTTCTGCGCGAACACAGGCGCAGAGTCAGATGCCGTAGCAGAATCAGTAAGAGTTTTCCCTACACTACGGGTAGACGTGTCAGACGCAGTAACTGGGTCTGGGTCAACGTCTGCGTCATTGCGGTCATAGTCAACAACCTCAGTCACGTCCTTGTAGACCACATCGTACATCGTGACCGAGTCAGTCAGCGCAAGTCCGGGTTGTAATGTAATCTGTTCAGTTGGTACTACGGAATCTGCGGGGTCAGCAATCTCTTTAGTAACGAGTAATTGTCTGAAGTCAGACATGATGACTGTCTGTTCTTCCAAATACTCCATCGGGACAACAAAGGCACTGATTTGAATGTTCTGTTGCGGACGAGCCGTAACAGTCGCGCCGCCAGCAGCCGACACACCGATAGCCACGGTCGAAACCGCAGCCACCAATGTAGACGACAGTGCGTAGGAGACGCGAATATTCGCCATTAGAAGTTATCCCTTACTGTGAAGCGGAGAGTTTCAAACACAGTCTGGCTGTCTCCGTTGAAGTTGATATTTACTTCACCTTCATACATGCCGGGGTCTACATCAAGTACACCACCAGAGAACCCAAACTGCACTTGACCGGTTGTACCACCGCTCAACTTTGTACAAGATATTGTAGAAAGCAATGTGGTCGTGCCAGCCTTGCGAAACTTTACCGTGACAACAGTTGTTGAAAGCGATAAATCAATGGGCGTGCCAGTAATGTCGTCCGTCAGCGTAAGGACAATAAGCGGTTTTTCGTCGCCTGCTACTAATCGGATGACATCTGCTGCCATATGAACCTCATGCGAATGGGCGCATCTGCACTGACATCGAGGCTCGACCTGCGCCTAGATTTGCTCGTGCTCTACGCTCTACGGTTTTAGATAAGTACTGCTTAGAATGATACGCCGCCAACTCGCGGTCAGACCAATTTTTGTTGGGCAGTACAAGTAAATGTTGCAGTGCACCGTGCATGATGACGTTCTCTAGGTCATCAAAAACAGTCTTATCCATTCCAGTGGCAGTGCGAATAGGCTTCAACGCCACAATCATTGCAAGGTCGTAATTAACCGAAGCGTCTGGGATGGGAGCCAATGCAAAGTTATCTGCATCCAACTGAAACACATAGCGTGGGTCAGACTGCTTTGCGGGGTCGGTGCTAGGCCAATCAGGGTACTGCCTATGGACATCCTCAAGCGTCGCAGGTTCAATCTTTTCTCCGTTGACGGAGACTGTCAAGAACGCATGAACCTCAGCCTGTGCTGGGTTGGTGTAAGGATACTCATAGACACCCGGAGTCAACCGGATTGTAGGTTGCTGATACCGCCATGCCAGCGTGCGTTCGCACACCTCGATGGCTGCATCACGAACATATTGCTCAATGACAGGCTGCGGGCATCCGGGCACACTCGGTGTCAATCGTTGAGCGAGAGAAAGGAATGTGCGAGTAGCCATTAAATCACCTGTTTAGGGTCAAGTCCGGCTTCCTCAGTGTCGGTCAATGTCCGAGACTGAGCGTTTACGCCGAGAGCCTGAGTAAAGGTTTGTTGGAACAACTGAGCACGGTTGGAGTTCACATGCTCGTTGTCTACGGATTCTGCCAAGAAGATAGTGCCGTCAACAACAACGGGGAAGTAGGCATCTGGCAGCAAAGCCACATCTGCGTCAGCCGCATAGTCTGGGGGTGCTTGTGAATACTCTACAACCAACACCTGCCCAGCGGGGGCTTTAGGGTAGATGAAGAAACGATTGGGGTTGCGGACATGCCGCATCCAGTTCACACAGGCTCCAGCCGCATCATTCATCCAACCGGGATAGGTCTCATCCAGTGAGTCACGACTGACCTCAGTCACACCATTACCATCCTGTACTTGAAAGACTTCCATGACGCGGATAGAGTCCGCTGGCGCTGATTGAATAACTGCGTTCGCTGTACATGTAACTGTCCCGATGTACGCAAAAAGGTCAGGACGCAACACAGCCATACGCTTCAACGCTTGATTGGCAAAGCCAAGCAAGTATGTATCGCTGTAGCGATATGGGGCAGTATTGTCCTGAAGGACTCTGCGAACCTCAGTAAGTACAGCGGACAGTTTCATTAGGGTAAGTCCTTAGATGCGTCAGCGTTAACGTCTTCGTTCACATACTCAGGTTCCTCAGGAACGCTTTCAGTTTCCAAAGTCAATCCAGTCTTGCGACCCTTTTGCTTCTTAGGAATGAACTTCTCAGGAAAGGCTTCTTCCTCAGTCACTTCCTCACACAGAGGGTTCTCTGCAAGGATAGGACTCCAGTCATAGATAAAGCCATCATTTTTGTTTCGTAGAAATCGTGCCATGCAATTCTCCTTACTTAGTTGCCGCTCTCATATTATCGACCAAGTTCGGGTATTTACGCCCCGCTTTCTTAGCCGCTGCTTTTGCCTTTGCTTTCTGCTCAGGCGTTAAAGGCTTCGATTTACCGAGTCCTTTAGGTCTTGGTTTGTCCCAAACTTGTTTCACCATTTCACTTTATCCGCCCAGTATGCCGCAGACATTTTGCCTTTGGCAATATTTTTAGCGTGCCGTGCCTCAAAACTTTTTTTGCGGGCTTTTTCGGACGCAGTTGTAGGATTCGCCCCAGCGCCTTTAACACCCTGTTGACCAAATCGAATGGTCTTCACCTCAGTACCAGACTTTGCCACAACAACGTGACTTTTCGTCGGGTGATTAGGAGTACGCTTAGGTTGGTTGTAGCCAGATACCCCAGCCCGCTCTAGTCGAGAGTCTTTGGTAGCCATTACACCTCCTCGTAAAAAATAGTCGCGGTCAAATCTGTTGCCGTAAACGCGACGTAAATTCCATCATCAAACAACACGCCGGGTTCAGGAATAGGAAGAATAAACATTCCTTTACCGTACACATCAAAATCGTAGGCTGTCTCTCCGCCCACTGGCGCTGCGGTTAAATCATAGAACTTGATTTCAGTATCGCCACCACCTGAATGATGAATGAGTAACTGCTTAAACAACGACCTTTTACCAGTCACAAGACCGGAAGCAGTAAGTTGTTTGACCTTAATTACACTGGTAGACATATCGTGTCCTTAAAAGAAGGGGGGCCGAAGCCCCCCGACTTTTAGTTGATGTCTGTGAACAATGCAAAGACACGCACAACAGCAGCGGCTGGTACAGCAGTACCAATCGTGATGTCGATAGTGTCAGCAGCAGCGTACACTTTGCCACCACTCAAGGTAGGAGCAAAAGCGCCAGACGACAACACAGGAACACCACCGGAAGTACCAGTTGCGTTCGCTGAAGTTGCAGCCAAGTAACCAGCGGCGGCAGAGCCGTCACCGATTGCGATGGTGCTAGTCACGCCAGCGGCGGTAGTAACCACCATACCTACGTTGGTCACCAAAGTGCCAGCAGGTACAGGAATCACTTCCAACACATCAGATGCAGCCAGTGCGGTAGCACCAGCAGCAGAACGTGCCGCAATGATTTTCGGGAAGTCAAGAACCATCTCCACCAGATGCACTTTGTCAAGTGCATTTGCGGGAAGGGCGGCTGAGCCTTTATTAAAGCCCAGAGAGTCGGTATATGTAGCCATGTTACAAATCTCCTGTTAAATGTTGATTAAGCCAAAGTCACGATGCCTTGGGCAAGAGCCTCAGGCTTAACGACTTTGTAACCATAAACTTGAAGACCACGGACGATATTACCGAAGGTTGACTCAGAGCGAATGGTTTCCATGTTGGTCATTTGTGAAGCAAAAGTGAAGCCCATTTTGTGACCAGCGATGAGGCTGAACTTGCCGCTAGAAACGGACAGGTTGTGGCTCATGTAAATGGTGAAACGGTCAATCATGCCCAAACGACCATTACGGATAACAGACATGCTGTCACCAGTAATAGAAGCATCCTTCAGGTCAGATTTCTTAATCATGCCTGCCATCTTTGCAGGAATAACCAAGAAGCGACCAGCCTCAGGAGCATTGGCTTCGTCCAACACAGTACCCAAGTCAACGATGTAATCCAACACGTTGGTCTTAGAGATAGCGATTGGGGAACCAGTTGTGCCCAAGTCGATGTTTCCAGTGATACGACCAGCGGTTGCACCTTTGTTGGTCGAAGCAATGTCCGGCAACAGGTCAGTCAACACGCGTTGGTCAATCTTAATCTTCATACGCTCAGAAGCGTCTTTAGACCAAGTGTCCATCAATGCGATGTCAGATTGAACTTTGTCCACATCGTCTTCGATACAAGAGAAGTACTCGCCCTTGTCGATGAGCAATTGCAGTTTAGGCTTGTCAGGGTTCTCTACTTGTAGAGTTTGACCCTTGGTGTAAGTACGGATGGTGATTTCAGGAGTGGTACGGATGTTGACCGTATCACCGTACTGACGAATCTCACCTTCGTAGTCAGTGTTAGAGATTGCTGCGAGCACAGTGGCGTCGTAGAAATTCTCAATCAGTTTGCCCGACCAAATCTCGGGAATGAAATTGCCCGAATACTGGGGGCGGCCAGCGGCGTTTGGATATGCCATGATGAAACTCCTCTAATCAAGCGTTAACAAGTATGCGACCTTCTCGCTGTGCAGCGAAAATGTCACGTTCAATTCGGTCACGCTCTGCCTCACGCCCTTTGTATTTACCTGACCTCACATCGTTGAAGAAGATTTTGATGTCATCAGGTGAATAACTCTTGGCGCTTGTTCCTGTCGGAGTACCAGTATTGCGGGAACGACCCGGCGCTACTTGTTTCTCCAACTCGGAAGCAGTCGCTGTCCGACGGTTTGTCTGAGCAACATTGGCTTGTCCAGTGAACTCAAGCCAAGATTTGAAGAAGTTACCTACACGGAAAACATCAAGACTTTTTTGCGCATCTTCTAGGATGGTTTGACGGGTCACACCAGTCAAGGGGTCTACCTGCAACAGCCAAGACTGAAAGTCAGGGTTGTCATTGATAGAACGCCAATCAGGTACGAAGTCTGTCAACTGCGCCCAGAAGTTCTGCTCCGTAGACTGCGCTTGGCGTTGAGCCAAGTTCTGTACTTGCGGAACAACATTTGCGTGCATCTGCTGAATCATTCGCTCCAACGCCACAATCTTCTGCGCAACTGGGATGAGTTCCTCGCGGGTCACACGACGCATAACGTCAAGCGACTCACCGTACTCCTCTTGGTCACGGTCGGTAATCAAAGGCACATCTGCGACTTGATTATTCCGATTAGATTGCTGCGCTGACATCGTTGCCAGCAACTGCTCCATGCTTTGTAAACGTGATTGAAGTTCTTTGTTCTGCGAGTGCAGGCGAGGAACCTCAGCGTTATACATCCCTTGGAGGGTCTTGTATTTCTGTACGACGGTATTGTCTTCAGAACCTTTTTCATCATCTGCTGTTTGCTCATTGACAGATGACTGAGTAGCATTGTTCGGTGCAGAGTTCTCGTCGGCGGTCTGGTGTTGTTCGGTAGACGACGCATTGCCATCGGCGGACGGCTGTTGCCCCTCGCCATTGTTGTCATCACCGTTGATTTGCTTGTACAACTCCTGTACTGCCTCGGTCTGTTTGCGAATTTGCTCTGGAAGTGCCATGATTAAACGCTCCTATCGGTATGCGTGATTAGACGGCGAGTCATTTGGACTTTGCCGCTAGTTCAGGGGACTCTTTGGCGAACTTATACAGTTCACCCAACACTTGACACCGCCCCTGCGAAAGCGTCATGTTGTTTACCGCGTGAGGTAGTTGCTCAAGTTCATGTGTCCGCCAGTCGCGTATCCAGTCCAAAAGTTCTGGGTACTGGCGAATACACACGCCTAGAGCATGAACTACTTTGGGGTCAGGCTTTATCATGCCGCTCTCCCACTCACACGATTACTGACTGTGTTGCCCTCCATCCCACCTTTGGGCGAGCCATCTGGGAGTTGCGGTGCGCCGCCCTGAGGGGGCTGCTGTTGTGCAGCAACGGCCTCTGCTTGAGACCTAAGACGCGCCACATACCCGGCTTTTTCCCGAGATGGGATGATGTCATCCACAGGCATTTGCAACCCTTTGGCGATTTCACGAAGAATCGCTGCCCTACCGTCCTTGCCGACAATTTCCATATCGACTTGGTTGGCGGTTGCATTGAGGAACTCGATACGGCGCACGTTGACAGTCTCTTTGACAGCCAAGTTGATTGCGCCTTTGGCGAGCACTTGTGCGTCGCCTTTAATTGTTTCGTCCTCGTCGTAGCGCATGTTGTACACGAACTGACGTTGGACAATAGGTTTGATTACATCGCCGTCAATATGACCGACGACCTGACGAATACCTTTACCTGCCGCACCCATCAACATGGACAAGCCAGATGATGTGCGACCAGCACCTTGTACATTCAAGTCACCATACAAGTAGGCAGGGATACCAGAGTGGTCATCCGCCAAACGAGCAAACTTGTCGTACACCGCCATCAGCGTCTGAGCGTTGTCGTCAGGCTGCGTGAAGCGCACAGCAGGCGAACTCGAACCCATCGGGTCGTTCGTGACCTGCCATATCTTCCAAGGGTGCATCTGTGTGATGTCCTCATTGGGGGGTATACGCTCAAGGTTTACTTCAACTTGTGGCCCTGAAGAAATGCCCATGTTGTTAACGAGTGCACGAGCAGAAGCGTTACAAACATTCTGGACATCTTCAATGATTTCAGGGATACCTTTACCCCAGAAAGCGCCGGGGCACTTGATGAAAGATGTTTTTGCGTAAGGCTTCTCTCCGAGAGGGTCGTAGTTGAGAACCGCTTTAATCACGTAGTTCCCGACCATCCAGACGTTGGCGTCGTACTCGCGGGCATCATCAGGAACTTCTTCCTCACTCATACCCCACTCGATAAGCATTTTTCCGGAGACCTTACCCCAAAACTCTAGTGCATCAAACACTTCAGTTGGGCGCATGTAAGAGTAGTACTTGCGTTCTTCCTCTTGTTTCTGTAGTTCGATGTCTTCGCTAATCCACGATTGCCCGTTACCAATCTCAAGTACCTTGCGAATGGCATCTTCGTCGTAGCCGGGCACACCAATCAGGTCTGACAACTCCATACGAGTCAGAGGATGGTGTTCAAACAGGTAGCCATCCTCAATCCGAGTGATACCCGGCTCAGGATAGATACGGAATGGGTCTACACGCTCGTATTCAGGAGCCAAAACCTCGGTTGGCTCCACCGTTGTACGCCCAGTAGCGTCCAATTTCCACCCCAACCTGCGTTGACGGCGGACAACTGGGCCTTTTACGAAGGCACAAGGGTAAGTTACGAGGTCGGTAATGAAATCGTTGAAGGATTCCGCCCATCCGCCCTGTGCGAACTGGTCTTGAATCTTCAATTTCATCTTATCCGCACGAGTTTGTGCGTCTTGCAGGATTCTGAAGCGGTAATCTTGACTTACCATCTCCTTAACCTGCGACATTTCGTCTTGAGAGGGTGCTTGAGCGTTCTCTTGCACCATTTTCAGCACTAAATTGGCGAAAATGTCCTGAATTTCCTTGCGTTGGATGGGCGAAAGGTCAGGAATTGGAGTCGGAACGATGTCCCAAGGGGGAGTTCCAGTGTCCAAAAGGATGTCACGGAGCCAAGATTCCGCTGCGCGGCACTTGACTTCGGTAATCATCATGAAAATATCAGACCCGCCCTGCGATTGAATCTGCTTTAACTTCGATGCTTCGTACTCGCCGTTGCGTTGGCGTAGTGCAACGAGCATTTTGTTCTCGATAGGCTTCTTTGCCTGCTGTGCAACATCCCAACAACCTCGCAAGTACGAGGCCAAACCAAGAATCATAGGTTGATTCTGGCGTTCAGCCAACGCTTTGTCAGCAGCCTCTTGCTCTTGACGAGCAATATCTGTGTTACTTACGACGCGTAGGAAGTTAAGTCCAGCCATTGTCAGTCATCCATCTCTGGTTTCTTACTGGTTTTGTGCTCTTGCACTTCAAGCATATCTTCAATAGACATCGGTGGTGGAGTATACGCGTACACTTCCATCGGTCTAGGTTTACCTGCCATACCACTGGTGTCCATCTTCGGATTGGTGGACATGACAGTGAACGGTTTTGCCTTCTGGTTAATCTTCATGTGGCCTCCTGCCTACTAGATATTGTAGGATGGTTATAGCAACAAGTATACAGGCAGTCAAGAAAAAAGAAACCCCCTTGCCACTATTACATGTCAAGGGGGTAAACGGCTGGTGAAGGAGGTTCAGCCGAGGTGACAACTGCTGCAAGCAGTACACCTAGTATATCACGTCCACCCGACGGCGGAAACTGGTTTTATATCTCGTCGCTGCGGTAGGTGTGTACCTTCTCCAACAGTGGAGATGTGCAGCATCAGATACTGTAGGGCTTCGGCAACGTGCGAGTGTTTGTTCTTGTCAATGTCCCCATCACCTTTGGGCTTGTAGCGATACCCACCCATCATCGCTGCTTTGAGTTGTGTGCACTCAGGAGTCACGATGAACGCCGGGTCGCCGTCAACTTGACGCATAAGGAAATCATCGACTGCATTGATACGCGCCGAAACATTATTGGTCTTGGCAGGGAAAACCCTTAGACCTTCCGCCTTGATGATGTCCACTGCCGAGCGTTCATCGGTCTGCGCCCGCTGTACACCCGCAGGGTCGGTGACGACTATTACTGGTGCACCGGGAAACTTCTCGTAAAGTAACGGCTTGAGCATCGTGCGGATGAACCGCTGGATACCCATGTCAAACGATACACACTCGCCAAGTATCAGGGCGCGACCACGAGGGTCTTGCTGCCCGATGACAGCGGCTGGGGTAAGCCCCAAGTCCATCCCAATAACAATGGGTCGAACCCCATTGTTGATATAGCGAAGTCTCTGCTTAGCCATATGGTAGTCCGGCCTGAAATACTTGTAGACTGGCATACCAGCCGAGGACAGACCGTACTCTCCGTCGATGTAAACCCGAATGTATTCTTCGCTACGACCTTGGGTGTCGTAGTATCCGTCTGGTAGGTTCTCGACGTTTTCTGCAAAAGCCGAGCGACCGGACGGCTGTTTGAAGACATCCCACCCGTTGTCATTTGGAGATACGCCATCTTTGGGGTCTAAGCCTTCCATCTGGTAATACCACCAAGTGTCCATCGTCGGAGGGTTGGTGTCGCCCCACATCCCGTGCCACGTTGGGCCTCCGTCTTTGGCAGACGGAAAACGCCCAATACGCTTTGACATCGCGTCAACAATGTCGGGGTGGATGTCTCTACACTCGTTGAACCATGCGAACGTCAACTCCAACGAGTTCAAGTTGGCAACATCGTCTGCGTCGTCCAACGCACGGAACATGATTTCACACTCGATGTCGCCTACCTTAAAGAAGTAGGTCTTGGTCGTGCGCATGTAGTCGCCGCACTGCCCCGGTGGAAACCAGTCCAAGAATGTCTTGATGGTCGTATCTTGCAACTGCCTTGCAGTTTCACGGACAATGGCTGCCCGTGTCTTGCGAATCCCCTGCTGGTTGGGAACCTGCATCGACGCCCGTCTGATAATCTCAAACGACGAAGTCACAGATTTCCCCGAGCCGACCGGCCCCATCAGAACGCGCATCTTTGCGTCTGACTCCATAAACCGCTCGCCAGTTGGCGGCGGTGTATAGTTAATGTCCAGCGCCATTATTCGCGGTCAGGGAAGATACCGTACATGCAAATCATGTAGACCGGCTTACCAATCTCAAAGCCATACACTTTGCGCCCGTTGTCGTCGTAGCGCAGGTCAGGCAACTGGAACGTCTGCATCCCGTCGCCGCCGTAGGTCGTGCCAATGATGGAAAACAGTGCTGCGTTGTTCTGAATCTTGATGGTCTGCCCAGCGCAAAACGCCCAGTTTCGTGGGCAGAACGTGCCAGCAAATTGTCGTACTTCTCCGGTGTAGCCTTCCATGTCATTCTCCTTGTGTAAATGGTTCAACAATCATAACGAGAAACTCTCGCCCCCGCCTCTTGTGTTTGACAATCTTCGTCTTGTAAGACTTGTTCAACCACTTGAGGTTGGTCTCCATATTATGTGCTTCGCTGGCGCTAGTAAACCGCGCCATCTTCAACCCCTCATATTCCTCGTCGAATCTACTCAGTATGCTCGATGGCAGCGACATCGGTCACCTCGTTTTCAATCACTTGCGTTTCATGGCGTTGTCCACCTAGATTGATGGTGATGCGCACGCCGCCAGTGCCGCCTTCGGCAACGGCATCGTTCTTTGGTTCGAGTCCAGCCCACTTCACTGTGGACTTGATGAGGTCTGCTTTAACTGCGGGGGATACGGCTGGGTCGTGGATTAACACCCAAGAAGTTGTCAGGAGTTCTTCCGCTTGTGCACGGGCCTTGAGTTTGAACGTCAGCCCTTTGTCCTGAATTTCGCCGCGATAGTGCTCGACCTTCTTCAGAAATACCGGGTCGGCATTGAAGGTCAGTATGTCGTTGCCAGATATTTTGTGTCGGGCGATTACCTCTTGCAAGGTCTCCCCGCTGCCCTCCAGCATGAGGGCTACATCAAACGCCAACCTATCTGACCACTTAACGTGGTGTAGTGGAAGTGTGTCCATGATTCGACTATATGTTGTGGGATACGTGGTTGTCAAGCGGTTTCACGTGGAACAGTTTATATCAAAGTTACTGCGGTTTATCCCGGTGGCGTAACTTTACACGTTCCTTTTTTTGGGTCTTGCTTTATGCGGTTTACTATCATGGGGCGGGGTGTAGCAACGGCAGTCCATGTGCCCCCCTCTAGCCAATCGCCACGCATCGCATCGCGCCCCCATGCCCCCCTCTTGAAAGCCCCGATTTTGCTGGTGTTTGACATTTTTTACAGATATGTCAATCTGAAATTGTCGTAGCGATAACGGTGCGACAGAACGGGTGAATCGGCTCGTTCACCCGCTCTTTAACAAGTAGCCATAGGAGTTTCACCATGAGTGAACGCAACCCTACCGCTAAGCGGTCGATTGCCCCCGTTACTGTGACGGTTGAAATCACAGCAACCCGTATCAACGAGAATGGTACATTCTCAGGGATTACGGCAAAGGTGGTCAAGCAGTCAGTGAAAGGTAACACTTTCACAACGGCAGTCCCACCAATGGCAGGCGGAGCAATCTACCTCAAGGCAAGCAGTCTGGAAGGATTGCAAGTCTTAGCGGACGGCGCACCTAAGGCAACAACGGTGAAAACCAAGTTGTTCTAAGTAGCGGTCTTGGCGGCAGGAAGGGAAACCTTCCTGCCACTTTTTTACAATGACTAGGAGCGAAAGCAATGAAAGTCACAATCGTACCGCCGAAAGGCAAGCGGAAAGCCCGCATCCAAGAGCGTAATCAGTCCTGTGTAAAGTGGCAAGAGAATGATTCTATTTTCTTCCGCTGGTTCAAGAGAGACCGATATGCAGTCCAGTTTGTACAAGAACTGGTAGCAGACGGAATCCCTGAAA